CCAGCGGACGGGTGACCATCGGCATGCCTACGTTCAGCTCGAACACGTCGCGGCGCTTGACAATTGCCAGGATCTCGTTCACTGGAACCTTTGAGGAGGGCACGATAGAGACGAGGCCAGGAATTGCCATCAGGCGATTCAGGATGGTGTTCTGTGGTGCGGCGGTAACGTAGTCGCCAACGCTAGCGGCAAACCAGTCGCCATAGTTCAGGTACAGCGTGACGTTGCCGAAGAAGTTCTTGGTCTGCATGGCAATCAGCACGGTTTTAATCGCGCTCACCCACTCAGCTCCGGTAGCCGTTGCCAAATCGAAGTTGCCGAAGTTATCGGTAACGCGATTCGGCGCGGTGCGCAGGCCGTACACGGTATCGCCGCCAGCGCTGACAGCAGGATCACCGTTGATTACCAAGTCTTCCATTTTCTCGGCGATCTTGCGGACGGCGTTGTTCTGCGCAGCAGTGTCCAGCATGTTCCACGCGCCGCCGTTACGGGCAGCCTCTACCTGGCGCCAGCCGAAACCGAAGGTGGTGTCGTAGATCGGCAACGGGGTGCCTTCGTAGTCGATAACCGGGCGGTCGGTCTTGGCGCGGCTGCGACCGTCGATGCTCATATTTACTTCGCCGCTATCGCTAACGGTCTGGAAGTAATGCACAAGCGGGCCAATCGGAACGTCTTTGCGCAGACCGGACAGATCGGTAAATACCGCCAGCACATCGCGCTGAATTTCGATTGCTTGAGCGTCGTAGGACTCCCACAGATAGCGCGGCAGCGTGTAAGCGTTGCCAACCATACTGCCGTGAGAGTTAACCGAAAGCCGTTTTTGTGCTGCGTTAAACGCAATCCGTTCAGCGATTGCTGCGCCTTCTTGCTCTTTATTAAATTGAAACATGTTCAAATCCCCTTATGCCACAACGTAAGAGTTGGCGGCAATCGAAACATCAAGGAAGCCAGGCGCGGCCAGAGTCTTGGCTACCTGGTCCACGAACGCAATAACCACATCACCAGTGCCGGCGGCTTCGAACACGCCGGCAGCGCCAACGGTAAGAGCCTGTCCGCGAGTGTAGGCAGCAGCAGCGCAGCGGACTTGGAATTCAATATCCGGGGTCGCTTCATACGCAATAGCAGTTTCGCCAGACACGTATGCGGTGTCAATGGTTTGACCGTAGAACTCGCGCTCACCAAGGATGTAGATACGGCCAAGGCCGGTGGTAGCGGCGGTAAAGTTGTCGCCAGTCAGGTTAACTGCAACGCCAGGCAGCAGGGCGCCAGTAACTTTTGCGGTCTTGGTGACAGGCTGATGCACATGCACCTGGCCGCGATAAATGACGTTAGCCATTATTTAGCCTCCTTCATGTGCGAATTGATGCTATAGCCCGACATTTCGTCGGCCTCTTCTTGATTGCCTTGGAATGCACCGCCAACAATGCCGGCAGCGGTTTGCACGCTGGCAAACATGGCATCAAGAGCATCGCCGGACAGAACGTTGGCGACAACTTCGCCATGAACAGCGGCAACAGCAGCACGCTTGTCTTTCAGGGCTGCATCAGCGTTGGCAGCGATTGCAGTCTGAGCAGCAGCAACCGCGCCTTTCAGAGTTTCGTTTTCGGCCTGTACAGATGCCAGCGTCTGGTTAACTGCACCAAGCGCCTTGTCCACGATGGCCTGAACTTCTTCAGGGGTCATATCTTGTTCCTCGGTTTTGATTGCCTGTACAGGCGGTTCATTTTGTTTCGTGTTCCATTGTATCAAACTTTGAAACCAGCCCTTGAGCCGGTTGGTTTTCAGTTCGTATTCGGTCTTTTGCACAACTTCGCCGACTTCCTCGCCAAGGATCGGGTTACCGTCTTCCAGGGAGTAACGGACCTTGAATGTACGGTCGGCGGTTTTGACTACGACCGCTTCATTATCGAAGTCCAGCGGGAAAGCGTAACTGTCTGCGCTGCCATAGCGCTCCTTTACGGCGGCGTCGATAAGCTCCATGCGCGCGCCGTAGCTGTTGTCGTCTAGCGCGGATTCATTGGTCACAACGGAATTGATCACGAACGTTTTATTTACCATCATGCCTACCCCATCATCCGGGGTTGCGGCGCCGGTCTCGCCGATCAAAATCGCGTCATGGTCGAACTGCATATTTCGAGCGATCCAGCCATATCCCTCAGCGTTCGGAGTCATCTCGCGGTCAAGGAAAATACCTGTAGAAGTGTGGATTGGCTCGCCCTTATCGATAGCCTCAAGCAGCGCACGGCCACCCTCAGTGTTCTTGGCAAACTCCAGATCTACCCACTTTTCAATCGAAACGCGATTGCCAACACGCTTGACGTTCCGGTTCCAGGCGCCAATATGGTAGGCATTGATCGCCTCGGGCTGTCGAGCGCTAACATAGTCTCCATCAACCATTGGGTGCGAGAAAGGCGCCAAGGTCCCTTCAAGCCCTGCATATGCCTTGTCGATCTCTTCCTTTGGATACAGGCCGTTATTCATGACCACGTTGTCAGGCAGCGTAAACGACGGAACCACAAGATGCTCCCGGCCATTATGCTGCTCGCGACGGATAGCGGCCGCATTGACAGCTACGCGGACGTTCACGCGCGCACTATTTGCCTCTGCGGAATTGACTACAAACTCAGGTCGGCGAGCCATTACAAGCCCTCATATTCTTCGTGCATGGGATGCTCCAATAATTGCTGACAGTTTATCACGGGCTGAATGTGTGCTAGATGGCGTCCACGGTCCTAGGACTGCGGACAAGAAAAAGCCCTCATTGCGAGGGCTTATGGTAGTTATGGGCGGGAGTGCCACTTGAAATACTCAATTAGCCATCCATTTTCATCGCCTTCATCATCAGCTTCGATTGTGGCTCTGCCGCCTGCTAAGTAAAGCAGCTTGTATTGCTTCCCATTGGTAAAGCTTGATCCGCTAACGTGAACATACGTAATGAGATCCCCGCGCTTCCAATTCCGCCAATCCGACATATCCTCTACAGGCCCAGAACTGCGCACAATCAGCGCAAACCCTTCATCCTCAAGCAGCCGCACAAGGGATACGCGCTCTTCCTCGCGCACTTCTACGGCTGCCGTGTGGGCTGCATTCAGCTCGGCAACCTCTGCGTCAAGCTCATGGATCCGGTCGCGCCACTTGATCGGGCCTTCTATTTGGTCGGTTTTGGCCTCAGTGACCGGGATCAGTTCTTCGGCGTGGTAGCTGATAGCGTTACTGGTAGTCGTACCAATCACGCGCCATCCATCGTCCGGAGGAATTTCACCAGGAGGAGCGTAAGCGATTTCGATTTTTGCGCCTGCTGGGATATTTACCACTTGCCGCTCCTTTTCTGTTACGGGCTCAGCTAGGCGGTAGGCCATGATGTCGTATTCTGCTTTTCCATGATCCCACTTAACCATGCTGGCCCGTTTTACCCCTATCTCGCCATCACGCCAGCGAATTTCAACCAGCGAATCGCGATCAACCGGACACTTACCCCCGCGATGCCGGATCCACTTGGCTTCCTGCTTGAAGACCGGCTTAGCAATAGGCGGCACTACCAGCTTAGCCCGCTCAGCCTCCCAGTTGGCCCTGGTTACGATGGCAGTAAGATAATCATCGGCAAGCACGTCGAGTTGGAGGCCGGAAAACTTCGTCCATGTCCTGTTACTCCAGATCCCGCATGGAGTCAAGGTTAGGTCGGCCTGGCCCACAACCAATCCTCTATACAGCCGGTTCATGCTTTGATTACTGTCCTGGCTGATTGCATTCGTGCCTGTGTGCTCTGGCCACTCCACCAACTCCCGCGCCAAAATCTCTACCAATTTCATTTTTCAACCTCCTGCGTTAATGTGAATCCAACCTTAGCGCCGCTATCATGCCTCGTCAAGCACCATTTGATACAATGGGCCATATTTCCCGAGGCCACACCATGACCGCAATCACGCCAGCGCTCCAGCTAGCTCTAAACTCGGCGCTGTCTGAGCGCGCAACCATCCGTAGCCGTCAATCTTTCATGACGGGCAGCATTGACGCCAAACGCCCCGAGGCTTGGTGCGCTTACGGTTATCCTGACAACCTTTGTTTTGCTGACTACTACAAGCTATGGGAGCGTGAAGGCGTGGCCCATGGTGCAGTCATGCGCCTTAATGAGAAGTGCTGGGAGACTGATCCCGAGGTTATCCAGGGCGACCCCGAGACCAAGGCGGCTGCTCCAACTGCCTGGGAAAAGCAATTTAAATCCATAGCTAAGCGCCTGAAGCTGTGGGAGAAATTCCGTGATGCCGACATGCGACGTTTGGTCGGCTACTACTCCGGCGTCATTCTCCAGGTAGCGGATAACAAGGAGTGGGATCAGCCGCTGGGGCGCGTATCGGAAAAGCAGCTGATCAACCTGGTTCCAGCATGGGAAGGCCAACTAAAGGTTAACGAGTGGTACGACGATCCGAAGTCGGCCAATTTCGGCCAGCCCAAGGCGTACCAGTACACCGAAAACGCTGTTGAGGATGGCTCGAACCAGACCGCTCAAAACGGGCGCATGTTCAACATCCACCCGGACCGCGTTGTCATCCTCGGCGACATCCGCACCGGAATCCCATTTCTGCGCGCCGGCTATAACGCCTGTATCAACCTGGAAAAGATCGTCGGTGGTTCGGGTGAATCGTTCCTGAAGAACTCCAGCCGTCAGCTTGGGATCAATTTCGACAAGGACACGAACCTAGAGAACATTGCCCGCGCCCATGGCGTACCTGTCAGCGACCTGCAAGAAGTATTCGACGAGGTAACCAGCGGCGTAAACAAGGGCATCGATCAAACCATAATCACGCAAGGCGCACAGGTTCAGGCCCTGGTGGCAAACGTTCCGGACCCTGAGCCGCACTTTAGCGTGGCCTTGCAGACGTTCGCGGCATCTGTGCGCATTCCGACCAAGATCCTGGTAGGTCATCTCACGGGCGAACGCGCTAGCACTGAGGACAACAAGGACTTTAACAAGACGGGCCAGGGCCGCCGCGTCAACGTTCTCTCTGCTGACATCGAAGCTTTCGTTGCGCGCCTGATCAAGCACGGCATGTTGCTGGCTGTCGAATCCTCTGTAATCTGGGATAACCTGGCTGAGCCCTCGCTAGAAGAGAAGCTGGCCAACGTACAGAAGATGGTCGACGCAAATCAGAAGATGCTAGGCGCAGGCGAGATGGTGTTCACTGTCGACGAGATGCGCGAGGTTGCTGGCTATGATGCCATCGCGCCAATTGAGCCGATGGGGGAAGAGCTGCCAGAAGAGGAGGAAGAGGTGCGCCCGGATCCGTTAGCCAAGCAATGAAAAAAGCCCCAGAGATGGGGCTTTTTGTTATGGTCGCTTTACTAAACCAGGGATAAGCTCTTCCCGGTCTTCATCGTCTATTAGACGGCACTCCCACTCATCGTCTTCACCATCATCCAGCATGGTTGCGATAAATGGCCCGGAAATGACATACCAGCTTTTTTGCCATTGCCCGAACCCGCTACCATAATGAGTAGTTCCTTCTGGCGCGCTTTCCCAATCAATCATATCTATTCCCTCCAGTTGATTTCCCGTACAATCTAACCAATCCATTCGCCGCACGCAAGGTTTATTTTATGGGCTCGCCAATCCTGCCACGCACGCTTTCAGATCCCACGCAGCAAGACAGCAGGGAACGCCGTGCAATGGCCGACTTCAAGTCTCGCATGCGTGCCATTCAGCGCGGAATGTTGCGCATCCTGGACCAGCAGACGTACCAGGTCGTCACGATCAACGCTATGCAGCACAACGCGACTACTTACCGCTTCGAGCTTGACGAGAACGTGCTCGGCCGGATCAATCAGGAGATCGCCACACTGATTGACGGTATCCTGCTTGAGGGTGGCGAGCGTAACCTATGGTTTATGGATGCATACGTGTCCCCGGCATACCAGCAGGGGACTGGGCAATCAGTAACCAATCTGGCCACGCAGTCGACTCAGTACGCTGTCAGCCGGCCTAACCTGGAATCGGTACTTCTGTCCGAACCCTACCGTAAGCGTATCGGCCTACTGCGCGCGCGAGTATTCGAGGAAATGAAAGGACTCAGTGATGCCATGCGCGGCGACCTCGGAAGCACGCTAACCCGTGGCATGGTAGCCGGCCAGAACCCACGGGATATCGCCAAGACGATTAAGGATCGGATCGGCGTCAGTCAGTCGCGGGCTAATACGATTGCCAGGACTGAGATACCTAATGCGTTTCGTCAGGCACGCATGGATGAGGCGGATAACGCGCGCGAGACGCTGGGCATTCGTACGATGGAATTGCACCTTAGCGCGCTCAGTCCGACTACTAGGCCTGATCATGCGGCTCGCCACGGCACGCTACATACAGTTCAAGATCAGCGCCAATGGTGGGCAGTTAGCGGTCGGTCGGTGAATTGTAAGTGTTCAACAATCAGCGTCCTGGTCAACGATTCTGGCGAACCACTGATACCTTCAATCGTCGAGCGCGCCAAGAAAATGAGGTCGTGAAAAAGCCCGCATTTGCGGGCTTGGGTTTAGCTGTCTACCTGCTCTCCATTGTTTAGCCTTAGGCAAAGCTCTTCTGCAATTTTGATCTGCGCATCCCAAACAAAACCTACAATCGGCCACTCGCAAGGCCCGCCGTTATGGCTAACCAGTAGTTTTTCAGCTCCAAACCATCCGTATGATCGAAATCCGTGATCGTTGCCTATTCGCACAACTGAAATTTCCCACCATTTCCCGCATCTTTTACCCTTAACATCAACCTTCCATTTCATCATGGCGCCACCCATTTCTGCTCAAACGGGCACCAGCAAACATGGCTGGCCTCTAGCAGCACATGCCCCGGCATGATGTCCTCAACCTGCCCGCCGAGCTGGTAATACCGGTGCTCAGCCACTGCGATCAGCTTTTCGTCCAGGCTGTCCAGCTCAACGACCAGTTCGCGCTTGCCAGCAGCCGTTACGCGGCTTCGTTTGATGATCATGGCGCCACCTGCTTGCGGTAGTTGGCTGAGAAGCGCGCCAAAAGCGCACTCGCTATCGATGGGTTGTCTTCCTTGGCGGCGAGCCTGTCAGCAATGGCTTGCTTCTCCATAAGCCACGCTTCATGAGCGGAGTCTGCGTTGTCGAATAGACCGAGATGCTTTCTACCTCTTCCCGACGTCTGTATTTGTGCGGCGAATTTGCCGGTGTCCTTGTGCAGACATACGCCAATGGGGAGGCTGCCGCGAGTTGCTGCGCTGTCCGTCAAAAAGCTATTTATCTCGCGACTCACGAAGCGGCATGTTTCAGGGCTGTAAATCTTGTTGCCGGCAACGAGAAGGTCTTTGTCAAGCTGCTTGCCTTGCCACTCTTGACCCTCCATCCAAGCCATGAAAGAGCTGAATCGAAGCCATTCTTCGCACACGATAGTGCCAATATAGGATGGTCGGCGCGATAGCTCGGCCGGGGAGTAAACCCGCCTAAGCATGTTCTTCCAGGTCAAGAAGATTGGACACACCTTGCCGGTTAGCTTGCTCTGAGTAACGTAGTCGGCATCGTTGAGGCCGTGACCATATGTGAGCCTTGGACTTTTAAATGCGCGCTTCCCGCTCACTCTTCACCAGCCTTTCGCCACCCAGCGCTCATTAGGACGGAAACGCACTCAGCAGATACTCCTGCGCCGTACTCATCAGATACTAGATCTAGCCAGGCGCCTATGGCTTTGGCCTTTTCGATCTGCTCGGGGGTGCGGATTGGGCGGAAAGAATCCGCGCCGAACGCATCCAGTGACTTGACGCCATTCGCGACCTCAACCGTAAACGCGGCGACCATTCCGCAACGCTGCTGAAAATGCGCGATCACTTCACAGCGGTACCAGCTTTCCCAGATGTCGACCTCACAAACCGTCCCAACCGGCGGCAGGCCCTGGCCGTTCCAGGCTTGCTGGCGCTCTATAAGCGGCAGATGCGCCGGATCTCCAGCCACGCTATCCCAATCCTGTCCGCGCGCAAAGTCATCTGAATACAAGTAATAGATCGTATCTCCACAAACCTTGTACCATGCCGTTAATTTACCAGCTATCCCCGCGTGCGTTGCGTCACTAGGAGCCTTACTCCAATCAACCGCGCTCATACGTCCACCCCGATAGCCTGCAATTTGCTGATTCGCTCAAGCAGAATATTCACGCGGGAAGTCGATTCTGCGCGCTCATTCTCGATCTCTTTGGCGAGCTGATCGATCTGTGCCTGGCGAGTGTCGATTTCTGGGAAATCGATTTCTACGTCGACTTGGCCGAGCCATACTTTGTTGACCATGCAGCTGTCAACCTGGCGATAATCAACCTGGGCGCAATACGTCTCGCCCGGACTATCCCATTCGCTGGTAAGTGCGTAAAGGTGCAGCGTTACTGTTTTTTTCATGTTCCTGCCTCCTGTGTAGTGATCCAAATGTAGCTAGGTTTTCGGCTCACTGCAAGCACTATTTTCAGGAAAGAAAAAGCCCTCGGTTAAGAGGGCTTTAGTATGGTTATGGCTCGGCCGGTCAACGTCTTGCAGGAGATTGACCGGCTACCTAGTGCGCCAGATTAATAGGGGCGGCCAACAGGTCCGCAACGAGGTTCGACGCGCTACAGGTAGCTCCGCCGATTTGTTAACTGCGCTTACGGCAAATGTGGCTGCAACCACTACCCAGCACAGCGAAAGGATAAACAAAAGCATTCGTTTCTCCGGTTTATTGTCTTGCTGAATTTCTAATCTCAATTGGTTGTGTGCGGTCTCGTTCGCGCCGACCTGGGCAGGAGTTCACATAACTTGCTCCTTGGGCTCTTTGCCGTTGGTTTCTTTTGCTTGAGGCCTAAAGATACCACGCCAAAACCACGCGTCAAGAACTATTTTCGCAGGCGCTTAGGCAGGAAGAGACCGCCGCCAGCCTTCATCCGCATTACCGGCTCCAGCGCATAGCGAATGGCGTCTATGTAGTGGTTGTTGGCGTCCACGATGACAGGCAGGATGTCGCCGCTCAGACGATCAACCTTGTAGCTGTACTTGCGGAATTCCCCAGCGACCTCAGTGCAGCGCGAGTGGATGACAACCTCGCGATAACTCTTGATGTGCTCGACACCATCCTCGACGCTGCCGGGGCCCTTCTTGACTCCTTCGATGCGTGGCAGCCCGTGGCGCTTCAGATAGCTGATCGACTCGGGGCGGGAGCTGTCCGCGCGCACTGCATAATCTGCGTAACCAGGCAGGCGCGAATTCACGTAATCCGCCGTATCGTCCAGCTCCAGGCCTACCTTGCCGGCCTCATATTCAACCCATAAGCAGTCGTCATAGATCCAGCATTTGACGGCCGCGCTCGGGTCTTGCGCAAAGCCGAAGTCAAGGCCGTTGTATGGGCCGTCCCAGTCCGGCGCCGACTCGAAATCGGTTATACGGTATTTGCCAGCGAATACCTGAGCGTCGGTGCGCGTCAGATATGCGCCTTCCCAGATGTGCGCATAGGTTGCGTCGTCAAAGATCAGGCGCTGCGTTGCGCGCTGCTCCTCAAGCACCATCGGGAACCAAGGATTATCACTGTAATTCATTTCAACGATCATGGATCGCGGTGGCTGGCTCTTGACGAACCGCTTATCGACTGGACTGTTATCTGTGCGCGGGTTCCATATGACCCATATCTCGGACAGCGGCGCCCGGATTGTTGGCTCCAGGTCGATCCAGGATGCTTCCGGTACGTCCTCGGCTTCCTCGATAATGCAAAGGTCAATTTGAGCCAGGCCCTTGATGGCCCCGATGTTGTGGCGCAGGCCTCTGAAAATGAACTCGGTTCCGTTTTTGCCTCGAATGTAGTCAACGCCGACGTCGTAGGCTGCTGCTAGCCATGGAGTGGCATTGATTGCTGACTTGATTTCAGCATGAAACGATTCCTTGATAGATACTTGTAGCTCTCGCGTGCAAAGTATCCTCAACGGCTCTACAAGGCCCCATATGGCGGCCATCTTCGCGAATGTAAAGGACTTGCCAGAGCCCCGCCCACCTCTTGCCCCTCTGTAACGTAAATCGCCCCTCTTGGGGGCGAATACAGGCAGCAGTTTCGGCGGTAACTCAATCCGTGCGGTTGACATGCGGCGCTACCAGTTCGATGCGTGTAGGCGTCATTGTACCGTCTTCCGAGGTATGGTTTACGTCTTGCTTCTCGCGCAACCCCAAATCCCTGGCAATCAGGTTCACATTCAGCAGGTCAGCAGCAGCAAGTTCGAATTTCTGGGTATAGATGATGTCCTCTACCATCTCGCAAACCTCGGCGAATCCTTCGCGCTTTCGGTACAGGCTCCAGGTCTCTCGAGAGAAGCCAAGGTAAATGCACATTCCCTTGATTGTCATGGCGCGAGGCTTGGTTACCTCGCCACGCACGATCACGCCTTGATGCTGGAAAACCTTTTCTTCATAGAGCGGCGTGTCACGAACGTAGTCGAAATACTCCTTGCACCGCTCGTACATCTGGCCGGGATCTTCAAAGATCGGGTCACGGCGCGGGCTGTCTGGGATCCAATAGGTCATGAAAACACCGCGTCAGGGGCGTAGACGGTACGGCCGTCGGCATAAGTGATGCTGTGGATTCTGTTGCGCACTACTGAACCATCTAGGCCTTCAGAGCTATGGTACAGGCCGTGACTTTTCGCCTCTCCGCCATCTTGACTGGAGTAGTCGATTTCTATGCGTCCTTCTTCTATTGTCTTAATGCTCACAAATAATCCTCCCAGCCATCCTTAATCATGCTTCCGTCTTCCGCTCGGCCCAACGGTGCAGGAGGGCCTTGACGGGGCCGATACCGTATCCGCCCAGAGCGCCCGCAAGCACATAAGCCCAGCCGCCAGACAGGCCAAGGAGGCTAACAGCAATAGAGCCAAGGGGAACGATAATAGCCATCGCGCACACGTCAGTAATCTTTTCGCGAAAAGTCCGGCCATCTTCTTTGAACGCCATCACGATTGAGAGCAGCACGCCTAAAATTGTCGCCTTCAGAGGTTCCGGTAACGTCTCCCAGAGTTGAAACAAAAGGCTTGGGTCTTTGGTCGGGTCGGTCATTTTCATAATCGCTGTGGGTCTGCGTTAGTAGGATGGTCTGGTTAGATTTTAGCACGCGACATGATAGCTATCTGCCAGCGCTAGTCGCGACTTCCATGCCTATATAGTAGCAAGATTTCTGATCAGGCACGCCTGGTAACTCAGGTCGTCTGGGAAGTTTAGCGCGCACTGCATCATGATCTTATGCAGGTAGCTCGACTGCTGGTCTGTGTATGTCCGCTCCAGCGGCGTCCGGCTAATGCATCCGGTCATCAGCAAAGCAAGAACAACAACAGGCAATAGGCGCATAGCTAAACCCTCTGTGTATAGGGTTAGTTTACGCCCATAAAAAAGCCCGCACAATTTTAGCTTGGCGCTTGACCGGATGAGTGGTGGCGGCAGAGGATTGGCGGGCGTATTGATGCTTATCTGCGTCTCACCCTGCGCAGTAAAACTGCATGCTATCTGCCAGGGTTCCTGCATGCTGCGACAGGCAATTTTGTTTGATGACGGTTGGTTCCGGTTTCGACATGCCGGTACGTTGCCGTTGACTTACACCATGATTTCGATCCTCTACAAAAACCACGGCCCTATTAGCGATATCCACCAGGATTAGGGTGCCTTCCTTGGCTCATTTTGCCACCCCCATATGCCGGCCGACAGCCATTGACTGGAGCCATTCGAGTTCGTGGGGCTTGATCAGGATTGCGTGCTTGATGACTCTTGGCAAATTGCTTGGGCCACGAGTTCCTACCAACTCCCAGTCCCCATCTTCATAAACAATGAACTGCCCGGCCTCGAACTTATCCGGCGCCCCATCAATCCACTTAACCACTACCGGAACTGTCATTTCGCCCCCTTGCTGAAGAACTCGGCGTGGATTTCTGGTTGTTCGAACTTCAGGCGGTTAACTCGGCGCATCAGTACGGCAAGGTGCGCGGCATCACTCTTTGGATCCTTGGAAGCGCCACGACTCTGCGCCCAGTTGATCCAGTTCGCTTGATAGGCGCACTTGATCCGAAGCTTTCGGATCTCTTCGTCTTTCTCGGCAAGATCACGCTCATGCACTGCCGCGTCTACTGCTTTTTTCGATACCAGAAAGCTAAACATGCTGCACCTCCTACGATTTAGTCTTGAGAGTAGACCGGCTTTCGTGGCCGGTCAAGTGGTTATTTTGCGCGTGCTTCTAGCATCAGATCTGCAAGCCCGTAAGCTTGCAGGTGGATCTGGTCAAGCGAAAAGGTCCACATCTTATCGCCCGAAAGCATACCCGCCATCGCCTTTGCCGCGAAATAATCACGTAAGGTCATGCCTTTTGCCGTATCCCGAACTTGATTCCCATCAAGTGGAAACGCATAAATACCAGTTTTATCACTCATTTTTCAATCTCCCATCCAAATATTGCAATCATGGCTTTTCGAAACTCGTGACCAGACACGACAATAACACGGTCTTTGTCGGTGATTCGCAAACTTAAGTCCCCGCTTGTCTGACCTCTTTCGATCTCTAGACCTGGAGCGCTATGGCTGTTATAGGAATCGCTTTTTAGCGTCAGTATGATTTTCATTTCAAGACCTCCAGATACGTTGAGGCCCCAGATTATCCGGGGCCTCGGTGGATTGCAAGGGTTATTTCAGCATGTCGGGGTGGACTGTGTGACGCGCAACCTCGCCGTGCTCCTTGTGCATCACTAGGCACTTCATGTTCTGCCGAGAGCGCCACCCACCAGCGTGGGCGTAGCTGTCTCCAGGCGCAAGCGTGTTGAATGATTCAACGGTACAGCCTGGGTATTCCTTCTTGCTCTCGTGGTGGACATGCCCTGTCAGCCAATACCGGTGCTTGGTTTCGCCCCAGTCCCGCGCCCGATCAGTAGCCATGACGCCAGGCAAGCGGTCTGCCTTGCTCGTGTGGCCGTGATGCATACCGATCAGGTTGTCGCCCCACCGGTAGTACGAAAACACGCTAGGCGATGTCTCAACGGTTACACGCGGCTCGTTTGCGTACATATGCTTGAACAGGCGTGACAGCCATACTGCGCCTGTCTCGTCGTGGTTGCCGATGACGTGAACCATGTGTACTTTGGCATGCCTGGACAGCGCAGACTCGACGCACTGACGCATGGCAACGATTAACACGTCAACCATTTTGGCGTAACGACTGTCTGCGTCCAGGTGGTGGCCGCTGCGAGGCGTTACGGCGGCCATTGAGTCGTAATGCGCGGCATCGCCAAGGTTGATGATTAGCGCCGTCTCAGTGGCTGGAGCGGAGGCTACAAGGGCGGCCATAGCTGAGCAGTGCAGGCGTTCAGCGATAGACAGATCCCAGTCGTTGCCGGTTTCCTCGCCCCAGATGTATTCACCGAAGTGCGGATCGCCAATCGGGTAGACCGCCATCAAGCTGTCAATATGGTGGCCGGCCGCAAGTCGTGGTAGCACCTGCGGCAGCTCCTTAACTGCCGCCTCGCAACTGGCCTCGATAAGATCTCGCAGCTTATCACCGTCAATGCTCGTCTTGACCCATTCAAGAACAGGCTCAGCCTCGCCTCTCCGGTAAAGCTGGCTCGTGCCCTTGACGATGTACGGATCAGGAACTGTGCGCGTCATGTTATGCGCAGGGGCGAACCCCTTGATCGCAAGCTTTGACATTCGCCGGCTAATCGTCCGGTCGTTCATCTCAAAATGTTTAGCTGCATCCCTGTAGCTATGGTCGCGCAGATACTCCGTTAGATCTTCGTCGCTAACCTTTTGCGCTACCATTATTTTGCGTCCTTGGTTGGGCGGGATTGCAGGAGCTCGCGCCAGTCTTCAAAAAAACGAATACCGTGCATCTTTAGAGTGTAATTGACACGCGAATTGTTTAACTCATGCGCAAATAGCAGCCATTTACCGTTAACAGGCAGAGCGTATAAAGCTTCTGTGAACTCATCCCATGGAATAGGCGGCATGTAATGCTCGCCACTGTTGCCATTTTGACCGATGGCTGTAGCTCGGTCGCTGTCGTCGTCGATGGCGGCGGCAGGCTCAAGGAAGGGCGCAGGAACTCCGCAACCCTTGCCTGTGTATTGAGGATCTAGCAGCTTCTCCAGCCGCTTAACCTCAGCGTCAGCATAGAAGCGGATCTTCTTGGCGTCTCGGAGCTTGTCGCTGTGGCTAACGATCCCGTAACGGTAGCAGGCCCGCACGATCTCGCCAATTTGGGCATTCATGTCGCGATAACTGATCAGGTCTTGCAGCTGCGTGCATCCGGCCGGCAGCTCGTAGTAATCCGCTGTACTTCCGTCGCTTCGGCTCATTTAATGCCACCCTCGCGCCAGGTGTGATAAATCCCAATCGCCATATTGACAGCGGCGAGACAGGCGAAACCAAGGGAGATCCATTGGTTAACGACCACGTTAGCCAGGATCAGATACAGCAATGCCACGATTTCATATCGATAACTTCTCATTCCACCACCCGATTAAACCCGAAAAGAGACCGGCACTGGCCGGCGCGCAAGAAGATTACCAGTCCGCAGAAGTTGAGCTGCTCTATCTGCATCGACCGGTAGTATTTGAAGCCGAGGAATCTGGATTTTTTGGTATGGCTCATTCCTCGCCCTCCAGATCATCAACACAGATGCGCGCCTCAACCTCGGCGACGTGCAACAGGCGGTCGTATTCGCGGCGACCCAGGTTACCGTCGCGCAACCGGTTCTCGTCGATCTTGGCCCGTAGCGCGATCACGGGATAGGACCAACCCTTATCCAGTAGCGCGCCGATTAGTTGTTGTGACATTGTTCTGTCTCCTGGACTTCGAGCGGATCCGCTTCAGGGATGATAGGCATGAGGTTTTTTGCGTTGATGATTAGGGGTTCTTGCCAGTCTTCGTGATCACAGAACCAATCGCCCTCCTGCCAGAAACCGTCTTTTACCTCTTCTGGGCGCACGATGTACTCGGTGATACAAATCATGCCGTTGATGTCTACATCCCACTCAAGACCGAACACCATTGCGAGTCCGTCTGAGCGCAGGCCACCGCTGAATTCTTCCATTTTCCCACCTCTTGTTAGGTCAACTCAAACATACAGACGGTGATGGCAAATTGCAAGCAGGATTCACGAAAAGCAAGCGCCATTTTGTAAGGCAGTCTTTGCATGTCACGAATCCGGTTTTGTGGGTCATTCTGCGTTCTGGCTGCATGGTGCAAAACGCAACGTCCGGGCCGTCGTTGTTGATTCCCGTCTGTTCTGCGTGAAAAAGGCGCATGTGGATTGGTGATTTTGGCTTTCTGGCGCTCACTGGGCACCTCCTGGCGCAATCTTCAGCACCTCGCGAACAGCGCTGACTGCCGCTTCCTCTGTGAAGTTTTCGAAACCCAGCTCAGCCTTATCCCAGGCTTCGCCGTGCTGATCATCGTTGAATTTGAACTTCATGCTGCAGACCCCCAGGCCTTCAGGCATGAACGAGACGCTGATCTCCGGGCCGTCTTCGCCATCGTCCAGCACGACCAGCACCTGGCCCAGCTCGACGCTCTCGAAAAGCTTCGCGAACTGCCTCACTGTGCACCCCCTGCGAGGGCGGCGCGGCCAAGCCAGATATCGAACGCCAGGCGGGTGTCGGCGTCTTCGAAGTTGTTCAGCTCCTCGCTGAAGAATGCGCAGTCGAGTACGAAGCCTTTCGGATCGGCCCAGGTTGAAAAGGCTTCGCGCTCATCCACAGCGGCGGGCTGCTGGGCTTGATTGCCTGACTTGTATGCAGCCAATGCCGAATCGATGCGATCCAGATGACATTCATAGGATCCGTCATACTCCATCACGGCAAGGTTAATCGGATCTCTTAGAGATTCAAGCGCCGCAATCAAGCCTGCCGCACCATTGTCAGTAGCATCATGCACAGGATTCAGCTTAGCCACCTCATCCAGCACAGCCAGCCCAACGGACGCGGCCCAGTTGCTAGAGCCTACAACGAGACCCTTTAAAGCCCGCGTATTGTTCTCGTGAAGAACGGTCCGCATTACCACGTCAATCGACGGCAGCACGCAGCCACAAGTTTTCTCATCACTCATCACAAAATCCTCCAAACGTCGTTATTTTCCCAGTCACCCCAAGCAACATAGCGCACTCTGCGCTCCATGTCTTGTAGTTTTACAGGTTCGCCCGGTACACAGTAAAGAATCTGGTAGCTGTGCCAGGTTGGTACGTGCTTTGCGACTCGGGGATATGGTTCAGCGCAAAGCCTTGTGACCTTTCGCTGTAGGGCTGAGGTTGTCATTAGGCCTGGCATTTTTCGGTTACTCATTTTGAGGGGCGGCGCTCCAGGCTTTCATGCCAGGCAAGACCATCTACCTGCGTGTAAACCACAAGACCTGCGCCATCATCGCACCAATATCGTTTGCCTGGTATTGGTTTTTTCTCGAACCAGTACCACTCGCCGTCCTCGTCCATTGCGCAGTACTTTGCCCACTCCGGGGCAATATTCCAGTCTGGCCTGCTCATTTCAAAATCTCCCACGCCAACGCCTGGATTTCGCGCCACAGCTCAGACGATGGGCGGTCGTCGTACTTGGTCAGGAGCTTTGCCAGGCGGATGCCAGAATCCGGCTTTGGTTCGCAGCAGCTGGAGCCACTTGCGTAAATTGTCTTTATCAAGGTGGCTCGGCTATGGTCAACCACTGTCGCAATCTCCATTTGTGCGGGGTGCGCGCTCATTTCGTGCTAACTCCTGCTGCGTGAATGGCATAGATTGCTGAAATTCTCATTTCTGACTGACCTTGACATACTCCGTCTTGATAATTGTCCATCCACTTGAAGCCTTTCGCAGCTTCTGGCAGCTCCACCACAAGGCTGGCTCGGGAGGCTTGCCATGCGCCCCAAGCGGAGTGAACCGAAGGCGACACGTAGTCGCCGTCGTGAAACCTCACCGGCTGCTTGCGATGTGGCTGGCTTACCCACCATGACTCAAACTCTTCCCGCATCTTGTCGCTCATCACTCCACCTCCAAAACCAAATCCAACCACTCACCAATCCTCGGATGCCGCATCAGGCGCGACACCAGAGGCCTATGCTCACGTTTTACCCTGTCGCGGCACAGATGGCAAGTGTTTCGTATGGCTGCCTCTGTGCCGTGGATTGCGCGTGCTAGTGCGCAGGACAGGATTAGGTCGTTAAAGGTCACGCAAGTCAGCCTCAAGACGACGCAGAAACGAATCCTCGCCATCATCATCTGAAAGAAGCCAGTCTACGCGCTGGGCGTATACCTGGGCGACGCGTAACGCCATAACTGCTTCGCGAAAACGTGTGATTACATCCGTCGAATAGCCGCGACCAAGCTTGTCGCCGTACGCGTTTACGCGTTGGCAATCGTTGTTTTCAATCTCCGTATCGATTTGATCTGCAATCTGCGCGATCCTGTATTGCTCATAGTCGAAATATCCGCCGCTCATTTTTTAGCCCTCAAACGTCAATGATCATGTCCCCGCGAACCTGCTTGGCCGCACGGCCGCGCTCGATTCGTACGGGGTTGCGGCCTGTAAGCGACCATCCATTGTTCAAATATTGCTCAATTCGTTCCCGCATTGCTTGATTGCGGCGCTGGTCGTTCATGTCTCGTTCCTCCAGGTAAAGTATCCGTTCATGCAGTATCAATGCCTGCGCCTTGACACGTAACGCCAGCCTGCGAACCTCTGGGCTCTCGTGGTGCTTGTATTTATCCCATAGCTCATAGCCGCGATGCAAGACATTTCTCGCGAAATACTGGGTTGCTTTGTTCATGGTGCGACCTCCTTGTCGTGCGTGGTTACATGTTGCGGCCGATTTCGGCAGCGGCTCGAACGATAGCGCGGCGGGTGGCTGTTAGTTGATCTTCTGAGTATTCAGATACAGAAAGGTATGGCGCTGTAGAGCCTTTAGGCCAATAATTAACGCAAACAGTGTTAGCCCCTGGCTTGTCCCCGTAGCGTACGTCGATGATTAACCCTAGGCTAACCGCCAGGCGCAGCGCATCGCCGTCGTCGGTTAGCGGGTCCCAGGGGTGGTCGCGCCCGGAGTGATAGAAAATCTCGCCGCTATCCGTTCTGCATTGCACAACACCTGCCGCTTTAGCCGCCATCTCCAACAATTCGCGGTCATTCATTTGACTTTAATCCCCAGGCCGGTGGATTGGATGGCGTCTAAGCAGGCTCGTTGCATTTCGTTCGCCGCGTCAATCTCTGCCTGATGGCCGTCGTCGTCTTCCGGCAAGGTATCGTCCCACTCTCTCGGCAGCTCAATCACGACCGCATCAAGGGCGGTGTTAAAACATTCCCACGTACCAGCATTCGAAATCCACCCGTGGCGATGGGTATAATCTTCATACCAAGCCTCAAACAACTCCCGGCGTTTTTGTTCGATTGTCATTTCTCACCTCTGAACTTTCTGTTTCTGGCCTTCTCGCCTTTGCTGCGTGATCGATGCTGATGCGGATCATCGCGAGATTCTCCAATATGCGCCAAGCTTCGGCCAAATGCAGCCGAACACGCGACGGCCAATGCTGAACAACCGCGAATTCTATTCATGCTCAATCCCTCCCTAACCCGCGCAGAACGATTTCGCGCAGTAACTGCAGCGAGTGTGTACGCATGTCGGCCTCGTCGTCAATGAAAATATCGAGGCGGGCTAGGATTTTCTCTAGGGCTTCGGTTTGGCGTCGGTTGTCGCGCTCGATAACGACCTGAAGCTTTGTCGTATCAATGCGAACGGTGTCATCGGCCATGACAGTTACCGGCTCGCTGAAGGTGTATCGATCACGATGGAATGGGCCGGCTGCTCCGACGCCTACCTCTGTGATTTTTCCGGGACCGGCCTGGAAATTCATGATGTTGTTCCACTTGCATGGTCCGTTCGTATACATGTCCATTACTGGCCCCTTGCGCGGGCAATTGCTGCTCGAATCATGTCAGCCACAACTACCTGTCGACTAAACCTTGATGCACCACCCTCTGCTGCAGAAGTGTTAGGGACCATCCCACACTCAATGGCCGCCTCCAGCGCCTCCAGCAGTTCGGGTGCGGCCTGCATCAGGACAGCATTTGCTATCAGTTCGGACTCCGGCGTATGCGCATCCTGTACCTGTGCGCAGAATCGGTTGAAGTTGCGCACATTCAGCGCATAAACCGTTTTTCCTGCCAGATACCACGGCCCTGGCGTGTGCCCGCTCATTCCGAATCCTCCTGAAACCCGCCCATCTTGAAGAAACCAAAAACGCACACAATGCCGGCAGCCAGGCAGTAAACGGCAGGCATGACGCCACCAATAGCACCTACGATGTAGGACACAAGGAATAGCACGATGGCCAGCGACAGGAGAAAGCAGGGGAGGTTGTTCATGGTTAAAACTCCAATGCATGAATGTAATAATTTGATCCTTGGCCATTCCTGCCAATGTAAATTTCCTTGCAGGCCTCAACTGTGCGACCTTCAAAACCGTATTTATTCGAAAGCGCGCTTAGGAAAAAATCTGCGTATTCCGTGCTGCCATCTTGTTTTTGAAGATCTATCATGTTCGCGGCAAGCAAGACCTGCCACTCTTCTTCAGTAATTTGCATCTGAGTCTTCATCAAGTCTCACTCCTATCAGTTACCGTTCACCTGAGTCTACCTGCGCGCTATCAGGTGTCAAGAAAATAATTTAGCATTTCGCTTGGGCGGCGGACGGCTACCGAACATGCCTGCCTTGGAAGGCGGCGAGAACAGCGCCTGCTCAGCTGTCATTCCCCTTGCTAGGCGTCGACGTATCCCTGGGCAGCCAATCTGCACCTCTGCTCCGAAGCGCTTCACGAGGTCGTTAATGGTGCCTGTGACGCCACGTACAGTGTGCGAGAACTCGGCCTTACGCTTGGCCATGAACGCCAGCTGAGCGTCTGTGAATTGCTCATAGCGGCTTCCACGACGATTCTCATAGGCAACCCTGGCGAGCAAGGATCTACCAGGACCAGGCCACTCGACCGGATCCATTGTCGACAGGATCTTACGCAGCCTTCGAATTGAAATGCCCATCAGGTCGGCGGTGTGCTGCTTGCTGTGGCCTTTTGCAGCCATTCGTCGGATTTTCTGTTCTAGATCTGGCATTCGGAAATCCTGAGATTGAAAAGCCCGCACTTGGCGGGCTGCTTGTTATTGGTTAGCAGTAGCCGCATCTGGCCGACCAATAATCGCCTCCTTCAAAACTACTATCCCAATAAAAAAGAATGGCAAGGCTGTCTACCTCCTCGATAAACGACTCTGGATCGCCGACATCTTTTCGCACGTTCTCCAATACGCGCGCGCTATCTTCCGACACGGCACGGCTTAGAGCATCGCCAGAAAGTCCTTTTGCCTTGTAGTAATTGGTAAGTTCGTCTATGTACTTCATATGTTTGCGCCTCTTGGTTTTGCTTCGATTTATTCAATATAGCCACACGATCCCAATCCATCAAGAACTATTTTCAAGAAACCTTCCGCACCAACGTCAGCGGCGACTTTCGAGAGAACATTTCGACCAGTTTTCTGACGCGGGCCTCTAGTTCTGCCTGCTGGTTTTCGGGGAGGTGTGACCACAAGACAGCTACGTCATGAAATATCGAGCCCGTAAGCCTGTCGGGTGCGGCCAGTACGATCCCTTTAAGCTCTTCAGGCTGAGGCTCTGGCTTGCTCTGTGGCGCACGCTCCGAACGCGCCTTGCGGATTGCCACACGAAGCGCGCCAATCGTCTCAAACGTAAGCACAGGAAGCTCAAGACGGTAAGCAGCCCTAACGCTGGATACATAAAGTTTCACAGAGACAGGTGCCGGCTTGAGTTTCGAGTCTGTTGCAGGTCGTCCGGCAACCTGAGACCAGCCATTAGCCTTGAAGGCCTCGGCCACGAGCGAATCAAAGGCCTGGATCGTCTTGGCGTCGTGCTTCTTGATCTCGGCCAGGATCTGCCCTGCCACCTGCTCTGTCTTGTTTGCTGCTGTCTCAATGCGAGTGAAGATTGTTGCGAGGTCGTTTTTCATGGTCGTGTCCTCAGTTAGAAAGTTGTGGTCCATATCTGCCGACTGAGTAACGGCAAGGACATCTAGAGGATAGCCAGAGCGGGCAGATGGTCAAGTGCCTTCTTAGACCGAATAGTAATAATAGTGACTGCTAAAGAATGATGCCAAGCAAATCGACTATCTGTTCATTTTTCGATCAATTGAACGGTCAATCGTACCTTTCCGTTACGAATCTTTGGCATTCGTACGATTTTTAGAACGTCTATCTGCTCATCGTCTAGCCAGAATCCGCACTTTGTTAGGGCGTCCTGGAGTGCCTTAGGGATTCCGTCAAGATCTCGTCGCCTTAGGTCTGGCGGGAATGCTTCAATCGTAAGGTCTATGCGCTCGCTGATTGGCTCAACCTTGCCGATAAGCCTTGCAACCTCCGCTGCATAGGCTCGACCTTTTGCGCTAATGACCATTCTTCCTCGAAAGTTTCGGTAGTAGGAGTTGTTTACTGGCGGGTATGGAAGATCAAATTCAAACATCGGCGATTTTCCAAACTGGAATTTCTTGATCCACTGCAAGGCCAACCATATTTTTAGTGCCTGCGCCCCCAGGAAATGCAACAACGCTGGCAGGGTTCAGGCTGAGCATCGCCTTGTTTCGCATTGGCCCGGCTGGAGCTTTGAACTTGTGCCAGTTAGCGTGGAATGTCACTGGCTGTACGCCTCGATCCAGCGCCCAATCTCTCGCCAGACGATCTGCTCCATGTGCGCCACCCTCAATAATCAGGTCTATTGGCTCTCGACCATGCAGGATGTCTAGGATTTCATACACGCGATCTTTGTTGTTGTAATCGCGACCGCCGCACACTAGGACTGCTTTCATTTTCTTACCCTCAGCATCAGATTTAGTTCAATTCGTGTTGCAGCTTCTATGTCCGGTCTTCTTGCAAGCTCTCGCTCAGCCCAAATCCGCCCGTTCTTCTTGAGCCCCGAATAGATCGTATTGGCCAGGATCTTGGCGCTCTCGTGCCGATTCAGGCATTCCTGCTTGTGCTGCTCTATGGCTGATCTCTCTGCATCCGAAAGGGTCGCCAGGTTCAGATAGCCAGCATGCTGCGCAGATGTAGCCATGATCATTCTCCGTCAAAACTGCATGCCTCTAGCGCCGCGTTTTTGTGGCGGGGCGTCTTGCTCATCAGGAATGTATGCGCCAGCCTCAAGAGGCGCGAACCTGGCGTATCGGCCTTGGAACATGGCGTAGAAGGTCTTGGCCTCACATTCTCGGGCAATTCCTATGATGATTTCGGCAATTCCTTTGCGGTCGCTGTCTGGGTTGTACACCTCGTCACGATAGACAAAAATCACCATGTCGGCGTCCTGTTCAATCGATCCGGAGTCGCGCAGATCTGACGGTACTGGGCGCTTGTTCGGGCGCTGCTCTAGTGCGCGGTTCAGCTGAGATAGCAGGATAACCGGGATTTTAAGCTCTTTTGCCAGAAGTTTTGCCTGCCTGGAAATTTCTGTGACTTTGGCTACCTGATTCATCTTCGGGTCATCGGCATCTAGCAGGCCTAGGTGGTCAATCATCATCAGGTCGAGGCCATGTTTTCGCTTGTGACGACGCGCCATAGACCGAATTCGACGCATAGTCAAACCAGGTCTGTCGGATAGTGTCATGCGCGATTGCTTGATGTTGTTCGCTGCCACCGTCAAGGCTGCTGTGTGATCGGATAAAACAGATCCGTCATGCATGGCGTCAAGAGGTATTGAGCCCTCTGCCGCGATCAGTCTATCCATGAGCTGCCTATTGCTCATTTCCAAGCTAATGACTAGGACCTCCTTAGCCTGCCGTAGAGACGCGTTACGGACTATATCCATAGCGAGGGTAGTCTTACCCATCTTCGGGCGTCCTGCGATGATTACAAGCTGCTCTGGCTGCAATCCTCCGGTGTGTTTGTCAAGGTCTTCGAGGCCGGTGCAGATTCCCGAGATCGTATCTCCCTGATTCATGCGTTTTTCCAGAAGGTCGATGTGTTCACACAGCACGTCGTACGCATCAACCGTTTCCGCAGTCGCTGCCTCCCCGTCGATTGCCAGAATCTCTGCCTGCGCCTGGCCGATCTTGTCCGGCGTATCCATGGTGCTATGGGCAATCTGGTGAATCTCTTGAGCCGCAGCGATCAAGGCACGGTCCAGGGATCTTTCACGGACGATCCTGGCGTACTGCTCAGCGTTAGCGACACTCGGCGTACCGTTCTGGATCTGCGCAGCGTATGCGAGCGCTGAGTCACCGCTGGAAAGCGTTCCGATGTGATCGGCAACAGTCAGGAAGTCGATATTTCGGTTTAGCGAGTTCAGCTCCAGCACGGCCTTGAAGATGTCCGCGTTGTCCTGCCAGTAGAAATCCTTTTCTGCCAGGTCGGCTGCCAGAAGATCGATCAGTGATGGGTCAATCATCATGGCGCCTAAGACGCTCTGTTCCGCTTCCAGGCTGTATGGGTCTCTCATTCGTAATTTCCTTCAATGACCTTAGCGAAATTTGATGGCTTCATAAACCAATCAAATGATGCGCAGTGCATACCCATAAGGAAAGAGGTTTTTTTGATGTATTCAAAATAACCCTGCCAAAACTCAATCGTTTGGAATCTTTCGTCAGTCCGCCACCTGGCGCGAATCATGGTTTTCCTCCTTTCATCACGGATTGACACCTGGGGAAGCGTTGGCAGGATTTCTGCGTAGAGGTCAAAAATCTTTCCGTAAGGAATTGATGGCGCACGGCCACCTCTGCTTGTCTCTCCACCGCCATCGCTCTCTTCGCCGTCCGATTCATCGGCGGCAGATGATTTTGATCTACCTTCTTGTAATTCTTTACCTTCTTGTTTGTGGTTCACTGCTGGTTGCTTGTTGGTTTTTTTGAGGCTATTTGCTGGTTCCTCTGACTGGTACTCGGCCCACTTAGTGATTGATATTATTGAATATTTTGTAGTTGTCTTGATGGTTATTTGTTTTAAGGATTTGAAGGCGTCAAGAGAGGATCTGATCACGGCTTCTGACACCCCAGTTTTTGCGCTAAAAGCCTTTCTGCCGAACACAAGCTGCCCAGCTTCAAGCTTAACTATCTGGCGCCCCACAAGAATTTCTCGCGACCGGTGGGCCGCCGACAAAAGCAGGTGCACCCACACCGCTAGGTAGTCAGGCTTGTTACCGATTGCGCTGCCTGCCAGGACTCGGTGCAGCTTAATCCATCCAGACATGCCTAGGCCCCCGCATAAAATTCCACAAAACCTTTCCCCTTTCTGGTCTCTGGAGGGTGACTCAGCTCATACTCACGAACCGCACACATGGCTTCATAAGCTAATGATTTTGCAATCGTTCCCTGCTGATCCTCCGCAAGCGCAAAAAGCGCATAAATCTCTCTGTCGTCAATCTCGAAAAACTCGCGGCTTGCGCTAAGACGGAATTCTTCCATCTCGTGATGGATTAGCCTTTCGACCTCTGCCGGATTAGTAACCTCAATGTAGAAATAGACCTCAAAAGGGGTTGGAACGCCAGTAGATCTAGAAAGCTCCTGAGCCCTACCGATTGGTGATTTTAGTGTGTAGCCTACCTTGTAAATGCCTGGCAATGACTCGTTAGCGAGGCAGTATACAAATCCCCATTGGCTCATGCTGGCACCTGTGCTTTAAGCCTTCCGCCACTCTTCACCTCAAGCTCGTACTGCCTGGCCATTGGCACGGTTTCGCCCCACCTGCTGATGTTGTGAGGCCAAATCCCTAGCGCGTCAGCTAGACCCTTTATTCCACCAAATGCCAAAACCGCGTCTTTCGTCTTCATAAATTTGCGCCATGTGTTGATGCTGAGTGCAAATGCTACCACGCTTCAGCGACTTGCGCATAGCCTCAAGCTGGAAAACAGCTGTCATGACAATTGAAAAAATGCTTGCAGAATGGCAGACGAGAAGCTAAGGTTTGGATTCACATTGTTAGCGGAGGTGGGTTATGAGCAAGCCAGATTGGAGGGATGCGCCGGAATGGGCTAATTTTTTGGCGCAAGACCTTGATGGAAGATGGAATTTTTACAGCAGCAAGCCAGCCATTAGCTGGCCAATGAATTCACCCTTTGTGAGCGAATGGAGTCCATTAATGGATGACAAATGGTGGGGGCGTCCAGATTATGAAGTAACTTTTCCAGGGCAGGCCAATGCGAATTGGCGCGACACTCTGGAGCCGCGCCCGTGACCACCCTAGACCTATGGCTAGACCAAGAGCCGGCAGAGATCCAGGCAAATCAGCTGAGCGTGATTTACGCACACGGCATCCACGAAAACCTGTCAAACGAGGAGTACCACGCCAGCCAGCCAATTGGCAGCACGGGACTTAAGCGGATCCTGCAAAGCCCGGCGCATTTCAAGTACCCAAATCCGTTTAACGCTACCAGGGCAAAGGAGATTGGCACGGCCATCCACTGCGCGATTCTGGAGCCTGAGCGATTCGAGGCTGACTACCGGATCGTTGAATGCGATGCCCGCACCAGTCCTTTTTACAAAGCCGCATGCAAGGACGTTCCGAAAGACCGGGTGCTGACCTCGCTTGAGTACGAGAACGTCGCAGGCATGAAGCGCGGCGTCATGCGCAACCCGAAAACACGCAAGCTGATCGAGGCCCCTGGGCGGTATGAGCTATCGCTATTCACGAGAGACCCCGAAACCGGTGTTGACGTGAAGGTCCGCTACGACAAGCTAACGGTTGGCGGAATGCCAATTGATCTAAAGAAAACCCAGGAAGCAAGCCGCGACAAATTCTCCCGTACGATCCACAGTTACGGCTATCACGTAAGCGCCGCTATCTACATGGATGCTTGGCAATGGCAGTTCGGCGAAACTCTGGACGTGATGCGCTGGATTGCAGTAGAGGAACAGTCGCCACATACGGCAATGCGCTACATGCCTGACGCTGATTCGCTTATGATCGGTCGCGCGCTGTATCGCGAGGCACTGCAAATTTATGCGAATTGCCTTGACCGCGACGAGTGGCCGTCATACGATGACCAGGAAGAAGAAATTGCATTGCCTTACTATGCCTTGCGCGATGCTGACGAAGTGGAAATTGATTTTGGAGGTGATGAATGAGTGAAGACGTAGACATCCGAGCAGCAACCAAGCCTAAAAGCGATCAGCTCAACTATGAAAATTTCATAGCTGGCCCGCAAACATTCACAGTGTCTAGCGTCACGCGCGGCGACCGAGACCACCCTGTGTTCGTTCACCTTGTAGAGTGCCCGGCGACACCATACAAGCCGAGCAAGGGCATGCTTAAGTGCATTGCTGCGCCTGATGGATGGGGTGATAAGTCTACTCAGTGGGTCGGCAAGGCAATCACGCTTTACGGTGATCCGACGGTTGTTTATGGTGGCGTTGAAGTTGGTGGCATCAAGGTGGGCGCGCTTGGCAATATTGCCTCAGACTACGAAACGCTGATCAGTGCACGTCGCGGGGTTCGCAAGCCGCATCTTATCCGAAAGCTGGTTATTGAGACGCCAGCTGATCTTCAGCCATACGACCCAGACCAGTTCGCCGCAAACCTGCCAGCTTGGCATGCTGCAATCGAATCTGGCAAGGCGACTCCAGACAAGATCATCGCCAAGCTGCGTACAATTGGCACGCTTACAGATGAGCAAATTAACCTGATCGGCAAAACAACAGAGGCGCAGCAATGAATTTATACGCATTTACAGGAAATATCGGCGGCGACGTCAAGGTCAATAACGTAAGTGGAACTTCTGTAGCAAACTTCAACGTGGCCGTTAAATCCGGCTACGGCGATAAGGCACAAACAATTTGGATTACTGTGGCGCTGTGGGGTAAGCAAGCAGAATCTAAGCTTATCGACTACCTGGTTAAAGGCCAGGGCGTCGCGGTAACTGGCGAACTATCCACGCGAGAGCATGAGGGCAAGACTTACTTGCAGGTTCGCGCTAACAGCGTTGACCTTCAGGGCGGCAGTAAACAAGAGGGTGGCAATTCTTCCGCTCGCACTCCGCAAAACAAATCAAAGCCTAGCGATCCGGCGCCGGCTGATGACTTCTCAGATGATATTCCTTTCTAGCACGTCACTGGCCCGTTAATGGCGGGCCATTCTTTTGAATCCAGAGATTAAAAGAATGAAAATTATGCAATCAGCTCCAGACGGCGGGAAAGGTTCAGGCGTAAATGCCTATTTTCTTTTCGAAAGCAAGCGTTTCGGCAGTGTGGCATTGCTTCGTTTTGACAAAGGAAGTCGCGAGGCATTCCATTCCCATGCGTTTAACGCGCTGACTTGGTGGCTGAGTGGATCTGTTACAGAAATGCACGTTTCCGGCAAAACACTGGACTGGAAGCCGTCATTCATTCCTAAATTCACTGTCCGCGATTGCTTCCACAAGATACAGGCAAAGGAAACGACTTGGGCATTTACCTTGCGCGGTCCATGGGTAAATACCTGGCAGGAAAAACGAGGCGATCATTTTGTGACGTTGACGCACGGCCGCAAAGAGGTTTAACCATGGCCTACAAACCAAGATCCGAACGCCTGACGCGCGAAGAGTACATCTCCCGTGCCTATGAGTTCGCGCACAGGACGCCGAAGAAGCTGGACGCGGCAAAGGTAAAGGATATCCGATATCGCGCATCCAGCGGAGAATCAAGGCGCTTATTGGCGTCGGAATACGGAGTTAGCTACACCGCAATATCTAAAGTTGTGAATTATGAGTCTTGGTCTTCATGAGTTCCTGCCAAGCTCCCAGCTTGGCCTCTAATCGCACAATCCTTTCTCGCAACTCGGAAACAAGCTGTCGACCAGCGGCAGTAAGCTCGGCTCTGGTTCCATCATCCACGCCGGAATCTCCGTCGCCGGGCAGTTTGGGACAGGTGGCGTTGACGTACACGCGCTGAGGCTTGCGAGAAGCAAGATCAGCGAGGCCAGTTTGCATTTTTGTGTACCAGTACTGATCAATTTTCGAAACCTCTTTTTGCGCATCTGCTCGTGATTTTTGTAGCTGCTGAGCATCATTTGCGGCCTGCTCTGCCATATCCTGCCGCTCAAGGGCTACAGAAGCTTCAAGGCCACTCATTGCCGCCGAATGGTACAGATACATGCCGGCAGCACCAAGAACGGCGCACAGGCCATATGGAGCAAGCTTAAGCCAGCTTGGTAGCGTAAACATCTAGCAGATGCTCCATTGTGTACTCGTGTTGTTGATACCCGGCGCCAGGAAGTGACGCCCAGCGGCTGCGACACTTCCTCAGCGCGGATTCAATCCGGCCAGCCTCAATATCTGCAATCGCGCCGCACTCTCGAATCAGCTGGATGGCAATCCGATCCTGGGAGTCAGGCGAGAAGTCCGGCAGCCTCAGCTGTACCTTGTAGTGGTCATAGTAGCGTGCCAAGACCTGATAGCGCCCGGCAGCTGTGGAGCTTATCCCTAGCGATTTAAGGTAAACCAGCTTTCTTGGGTGGTCGCTGTAGTCCGCGAACAGCGATCCGCCTACAACAACGTCGTAGCCATGGCTCGCGGTCTTCTGGCGGCCGCTATCTGTTCCTTCGCTGTATGCGATGGTTGACAAAAACGCCTGCATGTTTTTTGATTTTTCCATAGTACGATTTTAGCAAATATTTCTTGACTGGCATTTGCGGCCGCGCAATACTGTGCCCACGCCAACACGAGAAGGAATACAGCATGAATTTCGAAAAGCTTGCTCGCAATGTGCACAAAATGGTTGCCTACGCAGACACACCTGTACATCCAAACCGGGACGCCGAATACCGCCGAGTGTTCGCCTACATCGAAGGCGTCTATGATTGCGGCGTAATCACTGACGCCCAGTTCTTGGCCATTCGTCGTGATGTAACGAGCACTTGGCTGCTCAGCGATGATGAAGACGACAAAGACCGCTTTCTCAGCGGCAATTGAAAAGATCAATCTTAGCGGCGTGTTACGCCACGCTGCTAGCCTACGCAATCATAGGAGGTGCATTGTGCTTACTAAACTAGCGATCATGTGCTTTTACGTTTCATGCTTTCTCGGGTGCATGGCTATCTGGGCTTATGCGGTTACAGGTGGTGCACAGTGAGCCGCGTTCTCGTCGTTGGCGGTCAGAGCAGAATGCTTATAGCTGCGGCGTTGGCGGCAGCCGTGCCACTCATGATGGCGGAAGCCGAAACTCTGCGCGAACCAAAAAAGCCGATCCCGGAAGAGGAAAGCCGGGCACGCCTGAGCAAGGCTGAGAAGAAACGCGCCAAGCGCGAGGCGCGCAACCGGCGTAATGCGCAAGGCGGTGCCCAGTGAGCGCGGTAAAGCGGTACAGGCTCTTCGCAAACCTGCGCCCAGAGGCCATCGCATTCCTCCCGGATGAGGTTGTCTCGGCCTCCGACTACGACGCCCTGGCCGCCGAGCTTGATCGCAAGTCGGTCGTAATCGGCGGCTACATAGCGGCGTATCAGCGGCTGCAAGACGAGCGCGACCAGCTCCGGGCTGCGATCAGCACGCCTGAATCGGTTTTCGTCAACATGAAGGCCGGCAAAATCGCAAAGCCAGCACTGCGCAGCATGCTGGACCTGTACGGCGAGGTCACGAACAGCGACGAAGCGCAGCTTCTGGAGATTTCCAGGCTAAAGGCCGAGGTCGAGCGCCTGGGCTGCGTGCTCGAAGTCACCGAGGACACGCTGAAGGTGATCCGTGGCTGCCTGAGAGGCGCCGAGGGGGATATCGACAAGCTCAAGGATGAGGTCGTGGCCCTGCGGAAAGAAGCGGCCTCTGAGCCGGATACATACAGGGCGGTACTGCACGCTCTACGAAGGGCTGCGGGTGGCGAGCGTTTCGGGATATCCAGGGTGCAACGCACGTTCCTGCTTGGCTACAACAGCGCGGCCAGATTGGTCGGCCAGATGGCGAGGCGTGGCGACATCGTACCGTCTGGCGAGGAGGGATGGGCTTACGAGTTTCCAGACGCCGCCATTACCCAGGAGGCCCGCGATGACAACTGAAACCGTGCAGCTACTGCCGTGCCCGTTCTGCGGCGGGAAATCTTGCGTCACTAAAGGGCACGCGACCAAGCAGGTATGGGCGCACGGAGGATTTTGGCGCGTGTACTGCGGCAGCTGCCAGGCAAGGCAGCTGTTCCACAAGACCGAAAAAGACGCGATCAAGGCTTGGAACACCCGCCCCATTGCCCAGCCTGCGAGCGCTGAGCCGGTGGCGCAGGCTGAGCGGTGCCGCCACCAGTGGTTGGATAACGGCGAGCATCTTCTGGTCTGCACAGCCTGCGGTGTACAAGAAGATCACGACCCACGCTGGCAGGATATGGCAACAGCCCCGCGTGACGGCACAATGCTGCGACTTCTCGTTGAGTTTTCCGAGCATTCGACCGAGGACGAAGACCAGGCGCCAACCATCGGCGCGAACAACGCAGAAAATGACGGCGAAGACCGCTGGCAGTTCGCTGGATGGTGCTGGTCGCACGACCACTTCACCGAGGGAAATGGAACCCCGGTCGGCTGGCTCCCGCTGCTCGACGCCCCGCCAGCCGCGCAGGTCAACCAGGGGCTGGTCGAGGCGCTGCAAATCGCTCGGCTGTTCATCCGCAACGGAATCGAGCTGGGCTTTATCCGCATGCCTGATGCCGATACCCCAGACCCTGCGCACGACACGCTGCCGATGATCGACGCAGCCCTGGCCGCGGCCGAAGGGGGTGCGTGATGGGCCTTTTCATCCGTGCCGCAACAAGACTCAGCTCTTGCAATACCCTCGGTGATCAGGTCCGCGTGTATGCCCTCCGGCGAGGATGCGGCTGGGAAACGATCCGCAATGACCTGGCAGCTCTCGCTGAAGAATGGTTCGGGAGGGAGCCTGCCAAGTCCAGGCGGGATTTCAGGCTGGTGTGCGCGGAAGTGTTCCGCGTCGACTGACCACCTGATCCCACATCTGACGCCCTGAGCGCTGAACGCCTGGCAGACCAAGGCTTCAGCGCGGCGGGTAAAATCTAGGGCGCGTATAGGGCGCCCCAACAACGAGGCAAAAGCCCATGAGCAATTATCCATCGCTGTACCGCGTCTTCGAGACGATCTCGCCGAGTGGCGTGGTCCTGAAGTGGCAGGAGTTCACCGTGATCGGCGAGACCCCTCGGTGCTGGTACGTGATCCGCAAGGAGTTGGCCTACCTGGCCGAGCGCGCTACCGCGTCGGAAGCCGTGATGCGCCATCGCAAGCGTGTTCTCAAGGACCAGTACGGCCGCCGGTTCTGCTACGCCGACAAGCGCCTGGCAATGGAATCGTACCGGACGCGCAAGCGCCGGCAACTGGGCCATGCGGAGATGTCCAAGGCTCGTGCCGAGGCGGGTTTTGCAGCAGCCGAAAAGCTGCTTGCTGCTGGTGGAGAAATCTGCCTGCCAGTCACTGCCGCGAGCCAGTACATACAGGAATTGGACTGGAGCGACTATTGAACACGCCACGCATCAAGCGCTTCTCCGCGAACACCGCGGGCCGCGACCTGGCAGTCGGCGACATCCACGGTCACTTCACCCTGCTGCAGGCCGCCCTGGACGCGGCCGGCTTCGACCCTGCTGTCGATCGGCTGTTCAGCGTGGGTGACCTGGTCGACCGCGGGCCGGAGTGCCGCGACGTGCTCGACTGGCTGGCCAAGCCCTGGTTCCACCCGGTGCGCGGCAACCACGACGACTACGTCTGCCGGTTCGATACTTGCGACATTGAAAACTGGGTCTACAACGGCGGCTCCTGGTTTGCGGGCCTGGCGTGGGATGAGCAGCGGGAGTTCGCAGTCCAGTTCGGCGAGCTGCCGATCGCGATCGAGGTCGAGACGCCGGATGGCCTGGTGGGGATCGTGCACGCCGACTGCCCATTCCCGTCCTGGTTCGAGCTGCAGTTCGAGCTGACCGGCCAGACCGGTTCCGCGCGCGAGAAGCTGGTGCGCAACACTTGCATGTGGTCGAGATCGCGGATCGAGGGCGACGAGCGGGGTGGCGTGCAGGACATCCGAGCTGTCGTGGTCGGCCACACGCCGCTGCCTGAGCCAGCGGTACTGGGCAACGTGTACCATATCGACACCGCAGGGTGGATGCCGAGCAAAGGCGGCTACTTCACCCTGCTTGACCTGGCCACACTACAGGCGACGCCGCCTCTGCCGGCGAAGCTGCATTGGGAGGAAGCATGAACCACCGCATCTGTTGGGAATGCAACGCGCGCGGCGAGCACCTGGAGGTCCTGGCGAGCGTGGTCTACGAGAACAGGCTGATCAGGGCCATGTCGATGCTGACAGTGACCCAGTGGCAGCAGCTGCGCACCCTGCTGGCCCAGCCTGCGAGCGCGGATGCTGGGAAATCCACGCGGGAGAAGGACAGCCGGGAAGCGGCAGCTCTGCAGGGCCACCTGCTCGAGCATTGCCGCGATGTGCGTACGGCGGATGCAGGTCTGATGGGCTGGGCGCTGGCTGCCCTGTGCAAGCCGGCGAGCTATGAGCCGGTGGTCTATACCTGGGCGCTTGACTGCGCTGTCTGCGGGAGCTGCCTGGAGTTTCAGCGGGGCGATCTGCTCAACAACCAGCTCCGCTATGGTGGCGAGGTGCCGCCGCTGTACACCAACCTGCCAGCGCCGACCGTTCCAGAGGGCTGGCAGCTCGTGCCAGTGGAGCCCACTAGGCACATGCTTGCGTCAACGTGCTCGTCCAGAAATCCAGCTCTTCGCGCCGAGGTACTGCGCATGGCTGCGGAGGACTGGGCCAAGATACTCTCCGCCGCCCCAAGCCATAACCAAAAGGAAAAATCATGATTGCACTTATCTGGATGTACATGGTATACATCAGGCCTGTGAATTAAGGAAGTAGTTATGCAAATCTCTGTAGCCGGATACGTAATTAACATAAACCTGATTAGCTGTTCTCGTGTCAAGCCTAACTACCTTGACCGTAGCAGCGAAGAAGACTTTCACGGATCAATTGATGTCGAGTTTGAGATTGAAAGCGCATTCGACAGAGATGGGTTTGACGTTCCGGTTACAGAGCTAGACGAGCTTGAAGATGATTTTTATGATGAGATTCTGGAAAAGATCATCGCAGTTCTAGAGGCAGCAGAAAATGACCGCCCCTAAAAAACAGCAGAACACCGGGAACAAGCTCTATCGCGGAGACAAGCACGAACCATGCGGCACCTATTTGCGTTACACATCTAACGGACACTGTAAGGCATGTGAATGCAAGGACAAGGGAGAGAATCCAAGCGCGTATTATCATGGAGTTTCGGCAAGGAACCAGGGGCATAGCAAGAAATTTGAGCAGACAGTAGACGGGTACTGGTGGGCAGCCGGCTGGAATGATCGCGACATGGAGATAGAGAAGAAAAATGCAGAAAGAAAAATGGCAATCAAAAACAAATCTGTCTTTGCATAAATGCAATTGCGAACACAAGCTTTACGGAACTGGTATTTTCTTTCAGAGTATAGGTGTAATTTACTGCCTGAAATGCAAGGGAGAGCAAGAAATCAGGAAGCCGATAAGTTAAAGCCCCAATTAAGGGGCTTTTTTTATACCTCCAAGTCCCCCGCTCGACTGCTACTCATTCCATCAATTATCTCCTGTAGTTGCGCAACCTGATTTTGCAGGGCCAAAACCTGGGCGCTCAGACCTGCGCTTACCTCTCCCAATGCGGCGGTCATCGGCGCACCACCAAGCGCGAGCGGTACGGGGTCAAGCTCTCGGGTGAAATAAACGACTGGCCCGTCGCGACCAATTTCTAGCTCGCGCCAATGAGCGCCACTTACAACTCCGCCTGACCAGCGGATCAAAATTTCATACGGCTGACGAACGATTTCAAACGCCATGATGTTTACCCTCGTTTAAGAAGCGGTTGTTAGGTCTGAATTCCGGCGCCAGTTGGTGCCGTTTGAAGTGGCACACTCTGCGCCTCCCGCCATGTTGCTGACGTAAATCTGCGCGCCCGTGTTGGCTGCGGCGCTCGGCAGGGTCGCTACGGTGTACGAGCCCGGCTTAACCGGGCCGGTGAATACGCCGCCGACCGCATAAATAGCGCGAACCTGCAGTGCTGCGGTGCCGATGTCGTATGCGTTGTTTGTAACTGGGGCTAACTCGCCTGAAGGGGCTACCGACCAGCGCGCAGTGTTACCTGTCGATCCGTTGGAGGTGGCAAAATAGATTGCGACTGGATTAAATCCCGAAGATGGCGTACCTATTACCGAAGCGCTTACGGAAGCCCCGTCAACCCATCCGGAGCCGCTTGTGTAGCCTTTAAATTGAAAGGCTCCAAGGCTGTCCCCGTTCGCACATGCCGCAGGGGATGCCATTGTGCCCCTGCCGCGATGCATATTGAATTTCGGGCTATACGCTGCGGCTACTGCGCTGCACGTTATGTACTCGCTAACGATATTATCGTCATATCCCCAACTCTGCACTGCGGCCGCCGCGACGATTGAGTGTGCGGCTCCGCCCAGCAAGGCGGGCGCCGACGCAAATAGCGACTGAGTGGCCGACCAAGTGTTGGCCGCGTTGAGCAGTGGTACGGCGTCGCCGCTCGTTCCGGTATTTTTGAATGCCGCTGTGCCCAGCGCGGCAAGCCATGCGCCGATCTTGCCGAACGCCTGCAACACACTATCCGTTGCAGCAATAGCAGTAACTGCGCCTACAGAGTAGCCTGTTAACAGAGTGCCGCGAACAGTCGCGGCAAAATCGCTGATCGTGGCTGCAAGCTGCGTGCCGGTGTGGTTTGCCCGGTCAAGCAAGGTAGAGTCAGAGCTGTTGGCAGTTGAGCCCGAAGCCACCCCGTCAAGCTTGGTCTTGTCGGCACCCGTCATGAATCCTGACGCACCAGCGGCCACCACGTCGGCGTGCTGTGAACCACCGGACCCGACGTGGCTGGAAGGCGCAGCACTTACATCCGCTGCGTCAAGTGTTACGGCAGGTCCAGTGTCGCCGTTTACGCTCGTGATGCCGCCGCCTGCGCTGGCGTCCCAAATATTAGAGCCGTTGTTAACGTACAACACTGTACCAAGGAGCGCATAGTTGGCATTGTCAAAAAAATAATAGTTCCCAACTGAATTATAGGTGGCGATTTCTCCGGCGTGACCTACAGCGGCGCCTGTTGGAGAAGTTCCAACCAGATACCTTGCGCCATCAGCCGGCGTATCTGGGAGGGTGTTTGTGATGCTTATAATTCGTAACTGTACCAGAGTATCAATAACACGCAGAGCCTCATTAAGCCCGGCCGCTGGGTCAATGGTGTTCTCTGGAACATATGGGATATCGTTATTGGGTGTATTGCTCATACTATCACCGTTATAGCCGGACCCAGCCCGGTAATTGAGTTAGATTGCCGTACGCTTAGTGTACCAGCTTCATATGGTATTACTGCTATAGGAGCATTAGTGCCAAGGGTATAGTCACCAAGAGAAACTATATAACCATCAAAATAAGCGCCCATACCAACAGAAGACCCGCCGCCAAGGCGGCCAACGCCCTGCCATTCAACGATCAAGTCAGAGCCATCCCTTCTGGCTTTTAGGTAGGCTGGCTGTCTCTCTTTTTGTGAAGCTCCAGTGAAAACTACAGTTACAGTGTCGCTGCTGGCGGATGCACCAAAAGAAGTAACTCTGAAAGTAAGGGTTCGGCCAAGCTCAAAAAGTTCAGCAGGAACAAACGTAAGGTCGCTGCTGTCCATCAAAACAAATCTAGAGCCTGACGGGTGCGAACTCATACTGGATCCCTTCCGGCCGCGAAGAAAGCCAGACAACTCCCATTCTTTAGGGCCTACCTGATTAACTTCTGAGAAGTTTATAAGCTCATCACCAATAATTGCAAGGTTAGCTCTGTTAAGCATTTCTGTAAAAGTGGCAGGCAGAAGCTCCATGTCATCGCGCAACAGCGTTACCTCTACAATGTTTTTTCTATCGATGTAATCGATGTTATGAGGGCCCAGGATGTAGGATGTTTCACCGATTATGGCGTTATTGGTTGTGGTGTCTGAGTTTATCCAGTTAGCACCTCCGTCCTTAGAGATTTCAACAGTTGCGCCATTCCAGTTTTGAGTTAGGCTTGAAACGGCTATGTAATAGCCAAGCTTGTCATCACCGTCTCGCAAAATATGCGAGTCTATGAATTCAATGCGAGAATCGCCAATAATCAGGCTGGGCGGAGTGCTTGGCGGAACAATTGGAAAGCCCTGGATGTCCGACTGATAAGCGCTAGCCCTATCGAAAGTTGCTTTGTATTTTTGGCGATCCTCATCAATTGCGACCTCTGTGATACGCAATCGATCATCACGCAGGATAATGATATCGGCAACAGTCAATGCCAAATAGCTGCTGTCAAGAGTAAATGTTACTTCTCCTTTTTGCTCTTCAATCCCGACCTTGTGGCTTATTACAGCAACTTTCGCCGCCTGATCAGCGTCCATAATAATTGTAGTTTCAGAGGTGGATTCTGCTTTTGAGCGACTGTCTAGGCTGCGATCAGAAGTTTGTTTATCTGTTGTAAGCCCACCATCGGTATCGTAATACTCCAGGTGCACAACGCGCGGGATAGTAATAGGGTCACGGCGGCTAATCTCCTTTAAAGGCTCGCCAGTCTCAACAAGAAAATTCTCATCGATTTCCATTTTAACTGGGCCGCCACGAGGGATAAAATGAATTTCCCCGCCGTAGTTTGCCGCATCAAACATGTAGTTAGAAGAAAGAGACTCAATAGCACTTCCGGCAGAGTGTTCACATGTCGTTGAAAATCCGTCAACTGTTCCTTCTACCAGACCAACCTCGTAACGATCAAATGGTATTCCTGCCCGCTCGCATATTTCCGCAACGATTGATGCAGCAGACCAGCTTGCGAGAATCGCCATTATTAAACCTCAAACATAAATTGCAATCGCAGCTGACGGCTAAAGCCTATTTTTTTTAGAGGCTTAACGTCTTCAGCCTGTAGGGTTTCAATCAGGAACCTGTCTCTCTGAACTCTCGTGTATAAATTTCCATCCCTGACATAAGCTAGAATTATATCGTTTACCTGGTAACCCCTGCTACCTACTAGCCTTTTATCATCCATTGTGATTTTTGGTGTTGTTACTCCGGCCCCAATCTCGGTTACTGTCATTCCACCAATAACAGAGTCATACCACCATATTTTTGCAATTCCGTCTTGTATAAATGCAAGGGCAGGCCTCATATTTTGGTCAAAGGAAATGCTGATCTCGGTTATAAGATCTCCGCTGAATAAAACGAACTCAGAAGTGTTTCTAGCGCTCAAAAGAACATCGGACTCTATTAATCTAGCTCTCCATCGTTGATATAAAAGCCCTTTAGAGGAATCGTTTAAATCTATTCCGCCATCTTCGTAATCAATTGTTTTTGTAACGGATAACGACCTGGCGCCAGAAAACCTAGCCGGGACGGGAGTTGTGGACAGGACGTTATCTGGCATCATAGAGTTTTTCTTGCCCATGAATGATTAAGATCAAGCGTCAAAACTTGCTCGCTTGTCTTTGGGATTTTTGGGCTGAATCCTACTTGATAAGTACCAATTCCCATCTTTACAACAAATGCACCAAGACCACCTACAAAAACCGCATCACCAAGACCAAAAGTAATAGTACAAGATCTTTCAAAGGAACCAGAAGAATAAGAATCAAACGTCGGAGCTGCTGAAAAACCACTTGAGCCGGATGGGTATCCAGTTACTGCACCGATAGAGCCTGAAAGAGCCTCTACAGATCCAGAATTATCACCAGCGGTGCCATTAATGCCAATGGCCCACGGACCATCAGAAGATGCACCGGCGGCCCTTGCTGTCCAGGCATAATCAATCCCGCCAAGATTAATAGTCCCGGTTGCGTCTGAAGCTGGTGCGTAGTACCTGAACTGATAAGAAACATCGAGGTATTCATCAGGCAAAACAGTAATAGCTGTTGGCGATCCACCAACATCTAGAATTAGCGCCCGACTAAACAAATCACCAGGCGATCCCCAGCCTATACCAACCTCAGCCAAGTTCCCAGCAGCCTCTCCAGGCAAGAACCTATAGGTATTGGTGATTTGCACATAATGCGGAGCCGTAGCAGGTAAAGAGCTATTGGTAGCAATCCTGTTTATCGTACCTCCAAGAAAAGCCGCAAGCGTTGTGTCTCCAGCAGATGCTGGGGTAGCGCCAGTCCCGACTTGGCAATAAATTAGCCAGTCAGAAGATGTGCCAATTCTGTTAAGGCCGGCATCTGTGATCATGTTTTTAGAGACCCCGCCTAGCTTTCTGCGAGACCCCGGCAGCTCTTTTCCTTCAGAGTCAGATTTAAATGCTGAAAAGGTGAAAAGCCCCTGCACTCTTGATTTTAATTTGCTCATGAGAGATCACCTCCGGTGATTGTAACGCTAGAATCTAGCGCCTCTGGTTCGTAAAAATCGTAAATTATCAATGCGGTCCTAAGTTCTCCGTCTGTCATTGTAACAGCTGAGTCTGCCGCTTCTGGATTTTGATCCAGGGAAACATAAACATTTCTAAGCTCTCCGCCTTCTAATCTAACAGCAGAATCTGCCGCTTCCGGGTCTTGCGTTATCGACTGAAAGGCAATTCTAAGAACTCCGCCAGTAACTGCAATGCTGGAAACTGAAGCATCTGTATATCTGAATTGCGGAGGCGGCTTCAGATCAGATACCGAGGCAGACGCTGCCTGTATGTCCTCAACGGCATATGGTCTAGACGTTAGGTAAGTTCCCTCTGCCCGCTCAACCTCGTATATCCACTGAGGTACGGCGCCACCTAGCTCCGTCAAATCCTCATCTAGCGAAACCATATAGGCCGTGCTGCGGTACGCCGGAACTAATCCAACGCCCCAGATCGCCTCCAGGTCAGGCGATGGCATTTGATCCCAGCCACCCAGATAAAGCCGGAACTTACCAAGGAAGACATGGTTGTTTTCTTCGCCCCAGTCATTCCCGCGCGCATCATAGACGAGTTTGTTATTGCGCCAGATACGGGTATATCCAGTGATCGGGCCTTCGCAAACGCCGATGGCGTAAGTGCGGAACACGTGCTCTTCTTTTTGTTTTTTTGACCCTCCACCACCCTTGCCCCCTCCGCTGGATGAAACGCTAACCATGCGCTTCTGTGGCTCTTGGCAGTGAATCAGATTACCGCCTATTGGCCTTACTCGCCCCCAGACAATAACGCGCGGCTCTGCCTCTTTGGCGGTCTGTCGTGAGATTTCACCAAGCTTAATCCCTTCTGGCTCTCCGCCACCAAACCATTTATGCAGAAGCCCAGGAACCCCAAGCCCCATAATATTGGTGGCCTTGAATATAAAGCTGTCTGTGCCGAATAGGCTGGCCGACAAGCTCATGGGAACGGCCTATAAATTTCTACGATTCTGCGTAGCCAGTGCTCATCAATTCCATGCTCGACAACCACGGCTGATGCGCACGCATTGTACGAATGAATTAAAGTCAGGCGGTCACCGAGATTAGCGATCAACCCAACGTGCCCCGGCTCTGGCTGCCCGTCTGCGCACATAACTACTACGTCGCCAGGTCGCATATCATCCACAACAGTGCCGAAATGAGCACGCATCTCGATTGACAGCCCGTCCTTCCAAGGCTCGCGGCCGTAGTTGATGCGGTCCCTCATCTCAAAGCCTGCCGCCTTCATTGCGTTGACAACGATTCCAAGGCAGTCAATTCCATATTTAGAGCGGCCACGATGGCGCCACCTACACCCTAGGTAGCTCCGCGCCTCTGCAATTGCCAGATCAATCGATGATTGCCGATCCACTTAAGCCCCCGAATGTCTGCGCGCTCGGCGTCATGGTTTCAAGACCATCACCAACCGGAATATAAGGTTCGCCCTTATAGTTTATGAAGTTAGTATACGCGATGCACTGTGATGGGCTTTTATTGCAGTCTAGGCGGATCTCAAATTCATCATCTACGCTAACCGGAAATGACATTGACTCTAACAAACCAATCGTTCCAGACATAGCGCTGTAAGCTTCTAACTGATAAAGTCGGCCCGATGCATTTGGACCGCTAGTCCAGCGGACTCGACCAGGCACAGGAAATCCACTTACTACGACTGGCGAAGCAAATACGCGCTTTGGCTCATCGCCGACAGCTGTAACAGTGCCGGCAACCCACATAGATTCCGCGTCAACGCCGCATCCAGTCCAGTCGCTAGCAGGAGTACCAAATGTTGCTCGGCAGCGGCGCGACCAAACGTGACCAATGGCCTGCTGGAGTCGCATTGCATAGCTAAGCAACTCGGGGATATAGATCAGTCCATCAATGGTCCTGACCTCTCCGATATCGCCGGCATCCAGAACGGCATGCCCCATCGACAAATCAGCCCAGTTAACAAGCATCATCACCCAAGAAGCATCATCCAGCTCGCCGGCCAGCGCCATGTCGTAAGTGATACCGTCAACAGTCCCACTGAGCAGCGCCGTAGCCTCGCCGTTATCTACGCTAAGACCGGCGTCAGTCGCGATGATGCTTGAGTTAAAGCCGCGCATTGCGCTGTATTCGATACCCATATAGGTGATCGGTTGATCTAGGGTGGTCAAACCAAATTCGCGGCCATCACGTAGCTTGATGTACAACAACCGACATATCGTGCGAAATTGCCCGTTAAGGTGCGCCTGCAAGGCTGGCGGTATGTACCTCATAGCGTGCGGATCTCTTCAAGCTCAATATCAGTCGAGGCCAGGCGATGTACTCCGCCCTCCTTTGTGTCTAGAGACCACATGAGCTTGTCACTGCCAAAGCATACCGGCTTATCAAATTCGCCAGTCCAGTAAATTATCTCCCCGTCAGGCACATTAACCTGTACTTTTCCGGTTGTATAGTCTGTTACTCCGCTTACATCGGTGTGCGCGTCTCCATAGTTCAGAGTTACTTTTCCGGGAGCCGGCTTATAAACCTCGCGAACCTCTGTTACTGTTCCGAACACGTAAGACTTCTTCAGCTGGTACTCAAGCAATCCCCCAGCACCAACGCCAATTGGTTCATTGGTAGCTGTGTAGTCAAGCGGGTCTTTAAATCGGAAACCTATAGCTCGGCCACGGCAAGCACGGAAAGCTTTAACCACAAGCTCGCGCTGTATTGGGCGCAGGACTTTATAGATCACAGAAAACCTGTCAAGAGGCCTGGCCCAAACCGATGTTCTGCGAGAAGCGCCAGACTTTAATTCGGCGACAAGGGTTTTATATTCAACACCGGATTCGGTGCCGAATGCAACTTTCTCTAGCAGTCTTTCTTCTATAAAGTCAACCACGCGAAAATCTCCCGGCGGCAATGCGTTGTTTCTGAGCAGAAGCGGCGGCCATTTGGTTAGTGGTCCTGTTGTCTACTTCGCCAGTCAGGTATATGTTTTGGGTGATATTAGATCGCATGCCGCCATTATATCCTTCCTCGCTAGCCGTAGCGTCTTTGTTAGAGACAACCTCGCCACGAGTGTTCGGCATCATGTACTGACGACCGTTCGCCGCGTTGAATATTTCAGGAGCGCCTGTTTCGTTTACGCGGTACATGCCGCTGGCCTGCACTGGCCCACCAAGGGCCTTGCCAGACATGCTTTGGCTTCTGATTGCGGCAACCCTTGCCATGCCTCCGCCAATAGCGGCAGCGGCTGCCACTGCGCCCAATGCCGGGCCAACAATTGGTATGCCTGCCATCGAACTAAATGCTTTCTGAGCGGAAGAGTACGTTTCAATGATGGTCGATGCGATTGCGGCAGCCTTGGCTACAGCAAACATGGCCTTGTTTTCTTTCGCGAAGGTGTTCGCAAACGCCATGATGTCGGAAGACATCTGGGCAAACCCACTTGCCGCATTGGAAATCATCATGTCAGTTCTTGCTTTCTCTATCTGCTCCATGCGGGCAGACGATTCGGCGCGGAACTGTTCCTCTTTTGCGATGTACTCCTGTTTCGTGATCAGCTCAAGCTCAAGCGCCTCTACAAGGCGTGCGTGCTGGGCTGCGTAACGCTGTTCTTCGGCTGCGGCCTCAGCATCGTATCTGGCTAGCTGATCATCAAACGCACCGCCAGATAGAGGATCAACCTCGCCGCGAATCTTGTCGTCAATCTCGGATTTGTTTTTACCGAATGATTCCTTACGCTGTTGTTCGTCGTTTGCCGCCTTCAGTTGCAGCGCCAGGGCTCGCACCTGCTCGATTTGCTCAGGCGTTGCGTAATCGCTAAGGGTCAGCTCTGCCTGGCGCTGGACAAGCTCTGAGGCGCCTAGAGATGCCTGATAAAGAGCCTCGCCCATCTGAGCGATAACGTCGGCGTCCTGTTTAGCCGCGTCGGCTAGCTCCTTAGCCGTGTCTGTCGCTGCCTTTTGCTCGGTTGTTAGTTCTTTCGAGCTTCCACTTGCTGCTTTCTGGGCATTGTCTAAACGATAGATTTCAGCGGCTAGTTTGCTGGCCTCTTCTTTTTCCGCCTCGGTCGCTTCTGCGCCTAGTTGCTGGATTGCAGCGAGCTTTGCGCGTGCCTCGCCCTGAAGCTTCGACAGCTCAAGCTGTTGCTTGAGACGGTCAATGCTTTCCTGGCCTTTGTCGGTCTCGGTTGGCGCCTGGATTCCGCCGCCACCGGCAGGCTTGACTGGTCCAACAAAACCAGGCTGCGGACCGCTACCTTTTGAGATCTGCCGATCAACTTCGGCAATCTTGTTTTTGTACTCGTCCAGTTTTTGGCCGGTAGTATCTAGTTCTGCCTGGGCTACCACGAGAGCCCGGTTGTAGTTCTCGGCGCTCTTGGCTTGGTCGACAAAGGCGCCCTTGTTCGGCAGGTCGTTAAGGCCGGCTTTAAGGGCGTCAACCTTGCGAGCGGCGGCGGTTGATTCTTCTTCAAGCTTGCTGATACCGCTTTGCAGGTTAACCTTGACAGCTCCAAGCTGAGCTGCTGTTAGCTTCTCAAGCGAGGTGGTAAGTGCGTCGGCGCTAGTAGTGGCTGTATCCGAAGCGCTGGCGAAGCTGTACAGGGCAACTACAGCAAGCAGGATTACGCCAACAGGGCCGCCCAGGAATGCCATGGCGCGCCCAAGAGTGCCCATTACGATTGCACCAACGCCCGCAACAGTGTTAGCGCGGGCCTGCGCAGCGGTGTACGCGTTGACAGCTGCCGTCTCTGCGATCTGGGCAACAGTAAGCGCTCGCAATGCAGCCGCATAGCCCGCTGTGCCGGCCGTGGCAGCGACTTGGGCAGCAGCAGCTGCAGTGGTAGCTCGGGCGCCGATCATGTCAAATTCGGCACGCTGAAGAGCTACAGCGGCAGCTGTGCGCTGGACCTGGATATTCTGGAGGGTTGCTCCAATCATTGCAATCTGAGAGTTTACAAAAGCACCAAGCCCGGCAGCCATACGCCCAGCCATAACGGCGGCAAACGAAAGCCCGGCAGTAGCAGCAGCATCGAAAACATTCGCAATTGCGTCAGAATTCGAGCTAAAAGTCGAAATCATCTGCGTAAACTGCTGCACAAGCTCGCGCAGAGTGTTATCGGAAAGGTCGCCAACTGCAATCTGCAAGGTCTCAAAAGCGCTCGTCAGGTTGGCTACGTCGCCTTTCAGGTTGTTCTGATTGGTGCGTGCCTGATCATAAGCCTCGCTTGTCCCGGTAATCGCCTCGGTCACTTCATCCATCGTGCCACGGAATTGCAATAGCACCTTGGCAGCAGTGATGTTCTCGCGACCGAAAAGCTTGACCATTTGGGTATCGCTAAGACCTGCTTTCTCCAGGTTTTCCAGAGCCTTGGATAGGCCGACAATGCTTGGGTTAAGGTCGTTTTTGGCTTGGGTGCTCAAGATGGTCAGGACGTTACGCAGACCCGTACCAGCTTCTGCGCCTTTAATCTCGCCCTTGGCAAGCGCCTGAATTGCCCCGTTAAAAGTCTCGAACGAAAGGCCCGCCTGAGCAGCAACCACACCGGCGTTTTTCATGACCTCGACGGTATCAGCGATCTCGCTGGAGCCCTCTTTAGCGCCTGCCGCCAGGACGTTAATAACTCGGCTGGCCTGGTCTGCGCCAAGCTGAAACTGGTTCATAGCGGCGGTTAGAGCTGTAGCGGCTTGAGGCAACTGGATGCCGGCTGCCTCAGCCAGAACTACGGCCTCCTGCGTGACCGCCTTAAGTGCCTCTGCTGACTTCAACAGCTCAGGAGAGGCAGAACCTATAAGCTTCATCGCCTCGGCCGCCTGAGTAGCGCTCAGGCTAGTAGAGCCGCCAATATCAATGGCTGCCTGGCGGAATACGGCTAAATCTTTTCCGACCGCGCCTGTAATCGCAGACAGATTTGAAATCTGCGCGTTAAATTCCATCGTCACGTCTACAGCTGATTGGAATGCCGAAACGAGTGCGCTAACAGAAATTACACCAGCAATCGCAGACGCCAGCTTTGTAAGGTTGCCGGTTAGCGCATTTGCAGCTTGACCGGTATTGTTCATGGTGCCGTCAAGCTGCTGGATCACGCCGTTAGCATCACGCACGCCACGAACGAGCCGGCCCGTGTCTACATCGACCGTGTAGAAAATGGTGCCTAGGTTAGTTGACATTATTTTTTCTTCCTGTCGCGCAACTTGTTGATTTCGGCTAGGTGCGCCATGTTCTCGTCGTGCCTTTCGATTCCGGCCGTCTTATCTTCAGGCTCGCCGTACTTCGCGCGCATGGCGGCCGCGAATGTCGTCATCGTCAGATTCCAGGCGTTATCCTCTGACATATTGAGATGTGCCATTGCGTGCGCTACAAAATCGCGCGCCACGAAGCCAGGCGTGTAGTCCTCTTTTTTGGTTCGTCCGCCCTTTGGCGGTTGGCCAATGATCCCGTTACGCATCAGTGCCCGCGCAAGATGCGGCATGTCTTCAACAGGCATTGAGCCCGGAACATAGGTGCCGTAACGGCTACCGACGTGACCGACCAAAGGCGTGATGTCATCCGAGCAGCAAGCGGCCAGTACATCGCATGAGGCAGACAGCACGTCACGCTCCCAGCGACGGATGGAACGGACAGGGGAGAAAGGATTGATCTTTGGCGACGAATGCAGCAAGCTGAAAAGCTCGACAATCTCGACCGGACTGCCTAGGCTGGCCATTGCAGCCAGCGACGGGCGAAACAGATAATCCTTATCTGAGGTGCTAACGCCAAGCTCGCCGGCCTCGATTTTTGGTTGCATGGTCGGACGCCTAAAAAATATATGGTCATTTTAGCATTTTGTTGTTGACGGTAGTTTGGCCTGGGTCTAGGATCGTAATCAGTCAACCATAAAGGACCAGACAAATGATCTCCTACACGCTAGTAATAATCATGATGGCATACCCGAATTACCAGAACGGAGGGGTAGCCTCGTCAGTTGTAATCCCTGGATTTACAACTGAAATGGCTTGTCAGAACGCGGCACGCAAGATAGCCATTACATCGCCCCCAAATGACAGAACCAGACAGATAAATTCAGTCACCTGCGTGGCATTGACAATCTAAGAGGCCATCATGAAACGCATCCAATCTTTCCGCCAGCGCCTCGCCCTGGCGGTAGGCTATCCAGGCAGAGAGAAGTTTTATGATCCGGTTATGGCGGCTGCTGCGACCCTGCGCAGTATTCACGCCAAAGCCGTGGCGCACTCGACCGCTCATCCGTCCCCGCGTGCGGTTTTCCCATAAAAAAGCCCGGCACATGGCCGGGCTTAAGGGGGGCGGAGCGGTTAGGCAGTAACGGTAATGGTGCTGGTGTCGGACTTGGTTGGGTCTGCAACGCTGGTTGCCGTAATGACAACGGTGCCGGCAGCAACACCGGTGACCAAACCAGAGCCGGAAACGGTAGCAGTGCCGGGAGTAGCGCTGACCCAGGTAACTGCCTGCGATGCGATGCCAGGGTTAACGGTTGCGGTCAACTGAGTGGTAGCAGCTACAGCAACGCTTGCAGTGGCAGGCAGAACGACAACCGAGCTAACCGGGATCGGGGTTGGCTCTACGATGATGCCGGCGTCCGAGGCAGTAGCGGAGGCGCTGATGCTGTAAGTTGCAACGTCGTCGTAAGGATATTCCTCGCTGAACTCGGTCAGTACGCAGAACGCAATGACGGTTTTGATCGGGCCAGTCAGACGAATCCACAAGTACGGCTGCGGATCTGTGATGTAGTGATCAAACAGCACGCCCTGGTTAGCGGTAGTGCCATCGTCACGCTTGGTCACTCCGTCAACAGACACTTCAAAAGTCTTGTACGTGGTCAGGGTTTCACGAATGCCGCCGACCGAGTCATCGGCAGTAGCGTCCACGGTATCGCTGGACATGGTAACGGACTTGTTTCGCGCGGCGCCAAGAGGCATCCACGACAATGTATCTGGATCAACATCACCGCAAGCAAGGGCGAACTCGAAGAGCACGTCTTTACCTACGAATTTCGTTCCTGCGCAGTTAAGGGCCATCTAGGCGCCTCCTTCAGATTGTCAACTCAAAATTAATTTCGTAAAATGGCCGCCCCGCATCCGTATAATACGGCCCTTGGATACTGCCAGAAGGCCTTACGTTTGCAATGCAACCACTTACGTGGTTATTCACGGCTGCGTTAAGTATACCATCCGCGAAAGTTTCCACGGCGGGCGTCTCTCCCTTGTCTCTGCCTCCCACTGTGCCTGATACGATTACGCGGATTTGCGGATATTGTACCTCGCCAGCCATTGGTGCCCGGCCGGAGTTGATCCAGATAGCGACGTACTTTTTCCCAGAGTTAGCGGCAGACTCCGACCACATGCCGCGACTAATGGAATAACCAGCCGTGTTGACGTAAAGCTGTAACCAGTCTAGAAATTTCTCTGCTGGCGTACTCATAGGCTCAGGTTCCTTTTCACGGCCGCATCAATATCGGCTTTTGTTTGTTCGAAACCCTTCGTCAGAAAGTCTGGCTCACCAGCAGGATCCCAGAAATTGCCCCGGCTCGGGTCGTTAGGGTCGCGCGGATCACCCTTTAGCTTTCCGCTTGCATCGTGCACAGCGGCGGCGTAAGCGGCTGTGTATCCCATTCGACCACGAACGCCTGTAGCCACTCGCTCGATGATACGGAACTGACTATTAATTAGATTCGAGGTATCAACAGGAGTCATGGTTGCGGCCATTCCTCCGCCTATGATCAGAGCCTCCATAACCGCCCGCTCAGATAGGCGACCCTGGATCTGTGCGACCAGGCGATCCATATTTCTGCGGGCTGCGGCTGATCCTCGAACGGCCATTATGTTGCCAGCTCATAGTCGGGAAAGTCGGCCTCGCCAAACGGCGACATATCGTAAGACGTTACTGATCGAACCTCTTCAGCTTCGGCCGCATCCCATGCGCCAGAGTGTGTGCCCTGCGCAATTCGGTCGCGATATTTCGGGCGTGCATCCTCAGACCAGTAAATACTACGCGTAGTGAATTCTGCGCCGTCTTTATCCCTGCGCTGCTCGCTCTTGGCGGTCCAGGTGCAAGCGATCTGGTAGGGCGTTCCGTATGAAACGCCACCTTGCCAGTCATCCTCGCCAACGTAAGGCCACACGGTAGCCAGGTTGGCATAACTCCAGCGGCTGATCGACGACACTAGCAGCAGCCTCCTTTGCTAACCCACAAACCAGCACTCGGGCCCGGCTCTGGCGGGATCACGCTAGACGTACAGCCAGAGGTGTCCAGCGCGCTCAGCAGGCCACGCGTAGACCTGTAGCGGTCAATCATAGGCCCGAACCGATACGACCGAGATGCCCCGCTGGGGGCTGTCTCGCTGCTAACGTAGCGGTCGCCGTTGCTGATGCCATACAGCCCGAGCAGGTAGAGATAAATCAGCAGCTGCGTAGACGCCGGGTAACCCGATCCGTCAAGACATGGCTGGATAACGGCAACGGTGTCTAGCCAAGCTTGCAAGATGAAGTCTGGAGGGATAGGTACGCCGATACTGGTCAGATAGGCCTTTAGCTGATCTATAGTTGGAATTTTAGCCACCACTGAAAATGTTTTCGATTACCCATTGTATCAGCCTCAAAAAACCCCGCACTAAGCGGGGTTTTCGTTACTTCTCTTTCGGTGGTCGGCCGCGCTGAGGGGTGGCTACTTCGAGCAATCGGGACTCTGGCTCGCTGACTTCTTTAACTTTGCCCACCATCGTTGGCACCATTTCATCCGCTCTGATCTTTGCGCCAACAGCAATTTCTTTTCCGTCTTTGCGCAGTCCTGGACTTGTAACTTCAAAAGTTCGCATATCTTTCTCCAAACAAAAGGGGCCTTTCGGCCCCGATTGCAATCAGCTTACATTAGACGCCTTTGCTGAACTGGCCATAACCAGCTTGCAGGTTTGCGTCGAACTTGAACACCGGAGCAACGGCGGTCATTACCTCGAACTCGTATTCGTCGGTAACGTTATGGCGTACCAGCGGACGGGTGACCATCGGCATGCCTACGTTCAGCTCGAACACGTCGCGGCGCTTGACAATTGCCAGGATCTCGTTCACTGGAACCTTTGAGGAGGGCACGATAGAGACGAGGCCAGGAATTGC